CGCGGGCGCGGGGCGCGGGCGCGGGCACTTCTGGAGTCTCCGGGGCCGCGTAGCGCGAGGATGGTTGTCAAGCCCTCATCCTTCGTCAAACAACGATCGTTGGGCGGATGGATGAAAATGGTATATTGGCGTTCGAAGTCGATGAACCTTCCATACAGTCCATCAATTCCCGATGCGGCCAAGATCGTTATTCATCCAGAAAGTGAAGACCTGACGAGTGGCGCAGTCGTCATGGGTTTCATTACGGGCAGGATGCGCAATGAAGCGTACGTTCGCGTGAAGTAATCAGGGGCCCGTAGCTCAGGGGCAGAGCAGTCGGCTCATAACCGATCGGTCGCAGGTTCGAATCCTGCCGGGCCCACCACTGAGGAAACGGAGATTCGAGATGAACACCGCCAGACTTATCACGTTAACAACTGTAGATGATGAACAACCAATCGGTCGATGGCTAATACACAATGAGATCACGAAGAATCAGGCATTAGATGATGTCTTCACCATGCTGGAATTTGGAATGGTGTGCCCGTTGTGTGGATCAGGGGGTATCGATAGAGATGGAACGATCTTCTGCATCAGTTGCGGTCGTCGTCTTCTATCTCGATCGGATATCAACCTGTTCGAAGAGGTCGTGACGATTTCGCCGTCACTGGCCGATAGGATTGAGAGAGCGAGGATGGTGTATGTCAACGAAGATATAGTACTCGAATTGAGAAGCGGCAATCTATAGATCGAAGGGAGATAAGACAGTGAAGCTTACCATCAGGAAATTGGAGCGCACATTCGTTGTCGAAGGCTTTCTTCACCACTGGAGACAGGCGATACGTCAGTTTCGTTCTCGATTCCTGAAATTCGGACTGTGGATCGATCTGTCGGAACATCCCTGTGCTCGCGTGGAATTCTACATTCTCGGCAATGGAGTAGTGTTCCTGTTGCTAGGATTCTCGTTCCTGTTCTGCATCCGCCTCGTTCCGTGTACGTTCATTATGCTCTTCACAGATAAGCAGGCCGCTAGAGGTAAGCTGCTACGCTACTGGCTGATGATGCCAAACACTACCTGAGGAGATAGGAAATGGATAAGAAGCTTGACGAAATTCTGGACACGCTCATCCGGGCCGATACGCTAGAAAAGCAGGCGGCGAAGCTACGTGAGGAAGCGCGGAATGCCCTGCTGTCGATCGTTAACGAACCGGCCGAATTCGAGAAGAATGGATATCGCATCACCGTATCCTTCCCTCGACCGTCACATCCGGTAAGGTTCGACCAGAATCGGGCAGAGGAAGCGTTCTCGATCGTCGAGGATACGATACCGGAATACACGTGGAAGATATTCGTTCCGGCTTTTCGTAACCTGGATCGAATCCCGCCGGATATACTGCAGAAGGAAGAAGTGTTCAGGGTGTTGGAGCCGTTCATCGTAACGGTCAATGACCGATTGCCGGCCAGGGTGGCAGTGGTACCGGCAGCGAGAAAGGAACGTTCATGAACGAGTACGGGCAGCAGGAAGACGCACAGCAGGAGTATGCACAGCAGGAACAGCGGGAACGGCGGGAGCATCAGGAAGACCTAGAGGCGGTATATCCTGATGGTACCCCCAAGTGTTCCGGTCAGCATTCGGGACCGTGCGTCGATAATGGGAAGCCGGTGGAGATCATCGTCTATGCACCGGGGAATGCGATCCTGAATGGGGTTTCGCTCATCGCCGGGCCCGCAGAAAAAGAGAACGTCCAGCCGGAAGACCTGAACGTCATGTGGCTCACTGCATCCGGTGCACTCTCGCTCCTCTACGCGCTGCTCTATGTGCTGACGAAGCAGATTCCGCGCACCAAGAGGGAGCGGGAATTGTTGATAAAAATCTACAACAGCATCAACGAGGGCAGCGAAACGATCATGGTGGAAGAAGGTGGGAACAATGCCGGGTTCAGCATCATCTAACGGAAGAGTGAAGATGGATAAGGAGATCGGCAAGAAGCTCGATACCGATGCGCTTCTGGACCGCTATCTGCAGAAGACGACGGCGGATGAGCGATGGGCGAGACTGACTGAAGATCAAAGGAGATTCCTTCAGGACTTCGACTATGAGTTTAAGTATATACTTGAAGCAGACTGACGAGGAGTATGCCGATGTTCGTGATTCGTACTGCAACAATCTCTGCTGGTGGGTCACTCTCCAATGCTATAGATTCTAGCGAACTCACGCTGGTCGCAGTGCAGATGCCGAGCGACTGGACTGCCGCGTCGATGACGTTCGTTGCGGTCGGGTATGACAACGTGGACCGGGTCGTGACGGACAAGGCGGGAACCGAAGTGGCGCTCACGGTATCGGCCGGGAAGTACGTACTGGTGAGCGAACTGGGAATTGCTGGAAGCAAGCAGTTGAAGGTGCGTTCGGGCACTTCTTCGGCTCCCGTGAACCAGGTGCAGCAGAGAGATGTGGTTCTGATCTTTGCCCTCGTATAGAACAGAGGCGGGTTAGGGAAAAGAGACGATGGCATTTCCCGTAGTTCAAAGCATCGTAACCACCGCTGTTGGAAATACTGCTACCTGGGTTGTTAATTTACCTGCTGGTATTCAGTCCGGTGAACTATTACTGGTAATGGGAAGAGCGGGTACAGACAACACCTTAACAATTACGATTCCAAGCGGATGGACAAGAGTAATCACTGATAGTACGTATAACAGTTACGGGTACTGTATGTATCGGATTGCAGATGGTACTGAGGGAAGTTCGGTTACAGTAACAGCTAACTTTAATGTTGGATCGGTAAATCATGCACTGCGTATTAGTAATGCAACTGCAATATCAGGAACTCCCTTGGTATTGGTAGGAGTTATTTCTGACTGGAACTTGCCTGCACATACGCCTTCTGGAGGTGAAGATGATTATCTATGGATAGGATCAGCAGGACTTGTTTCTTCAGCTGCCATTACCGCGGTGAGTGATCCTCCTAACTATGGTAGTCCTTCAACAATCACCAATGGTGTCAACTCATGGATGCAGCGATTGGTGTTCAGAAACCTGAGAGCTACCAGTGAAGACCCAGGATCATTTGCGTTCAGCTCTTCCTGGTCAGCCGGAAACAAACATTTGCTAACGACACTGGCTGTAAAACCGGCCGCCGGTGGCGGTGGTGGCGGCGGTGGCGGCGGTGGCGGCGGTAGTACAACAGTAGGTCGCAAAAGGTTACTGAAGACGATCGGTTCCAGAGCCTATCGCCGGTATCTGATATAATGAGTGCGCAGTCCAGCAAAGGAGTAGCCATCATGCCCGCTCCAACTGAAACCCCGGTGAAGACGAACGTTCCAGGACCGGAAACGGAACGGCCGGTAAAGGAAGACCCGGACCGGTTCTACTGGCCGGAGCGACTCTGTCCTGACCAGACCCAGAAGAGTACATGGCGTTCACTCCCGTAATGGGAACCGTGGATGCAGAAGCCATGGATGGAGACGGTACAATGGCAGAGTGTCAGGTCTGCAGAACGCTGCATGATCTGGAGAACGGCGAGTTTTCTGAATTCACGAGTACATACCCCGGCGGAATTGATCGCAACATTATCGTAGGTATCGGACCACATGGACGCGTCATAGCGATCGCATCGAAACATCTGGAAGACTCTAGTGATCTGGTCATCGACTGGGACCTGCGTCAGGCAGCCATCAGGTGGCTCGATGACCACGGCATCGCGCAGGACCCGCGTATCCGTCCCTTCATCTCGTTCGGCAAACTGGAATACCATTCAGAATCCAATATCCATGACTCCAACTTCTACCCGCCTTTGGCAGGCGTATCCCCTTCGCTACCTGCAGCGAACGACCGGAACTTCAAGCTCACGTCGCCAGAGGATTCGCCGCATCCTCACGTCTTCGTCAACGTCTTCATCCTTCGCTTTCACACCGAATTGCCGATTCCTCTCGTCGACGAATACGCGCGTGTCGCCCAGGTCTACGCCGGTGCGCTGATCGGCAAGAAGGTGAGAGTGAGCCAGATGGGCCGTACGTTCATCGACGACGACGGATACAAGAGGGACAATACCGTGGAGATCGTCGGCGACTGGGAAGAACCGTTCGTAATCGAGGATGATTGTCTGTTCTGTCGCACGATGACCGAAGAATCTATCGAACGTAGAGTCGCTGGATTCCAGTGGCAGATGGACCGGGAAGCGAACAACGCACTGTCCCAGCAAGGTGACGAATCACCTGAAGGCCGCCGAAAAGTCGCCGAGTTATTTAAGGACGCGAAGAGCCTCATCCCGGCTCCACTCATCTATCTTCCGTTTCACCTCAAGTACAAGATGTGCATTGAATGGAATCATGTGGTGAGAGACTGGATGCAGGAAGACCCAAGATACTCATACGCGAAAGGCAGGTACTTCGTGGTCTGGACCGAACGTCTCGGCGGCCCCTGTATGAAGCAAACACGCAGCTACCCGTATTCTTCAGCATCGCTTACCGGATATTCTGGGTTCCTCTGGTCGTAGTACAATAGATCAGGAGGGATCGTACACAATGTCAGAGAACCGCCTGTCAGTACGGGAACCCAAGACTGTCATCGTAGACCGTATCGACCTATGGGCAATCCAGAAGGCCATCAAGTACAACACATTCATGATGGACCCACAAACGATGAAGCCGGTGAGCTTTCCGGTAGAAGCCGGTGAACACACAGCACTACGCCTTCGCTCGAAGGTCAATGCGCTTCTCTGCCGATTCGAACAGGAGCCAGAACTCGAATGGTTAACCCTTCCTCTCGATTATGATGAAGCGTGGTACATCGACTCCGTCATCAACGCCGAATCGTACAAGGGAGCGAGAACGCTGTTGATTCAGGTCTTTACCGTCATCTGGGAACACGAGAACGGAATCCCGGTACGATTAGAAACGATCAACTCTGAAGGCCCGGATAAGGCCATGAACGTATCCGAAATCCAGACGTATCTGCAGCAACTAGGTGACTGGTCGGGAGCCAGTACATAGTGCATCGTGCATCGTGCATCGTGCATCGTGCATCGTGCATCGTGCATCGTAACTAGATGAACTGCGGATGGGTGACTGTCATCTCTGCCATCTACGCGCTACCTGCACGCAAGTCGTGCACGGTACGGGAAACGTGAATGCGCGAATCGCGCTGGTGGGAGAAGCGCCCGGTGCTGATGAGGACCGTATCGGCGTTCCGTTCATCGGCAGGGCCGGGCAGCTTCTGCGCGAACGAATCTTGTCATCTGGCCTATCGCCCGATGACCTATGGATCACCAATACGTATCATTGTCGTCCGCCCGATAATCGTATTGCATTAGCGGCCGGTTCTCCGTGTCCCTATATCCACTTGCTCACGGAACTCTACCGGCTTCCTTCGCTGCGTGTTGTGGTAGCGCTGGGACGGACTGCGCTCACGTTCTTCCGTCCGGGAACAGAACAGATACCGGTGCGGATTCTCGCCGCGCAAGATGTCCGATTCCATCACTTCTGGGTCGTTGGTTCCTATCATCCGAGTGCTGCACTGCGCGGTTCATCAGAGCAGATCATAGAAGCCATCGACAGGTCACTGGCGCGAGCAATCAGGTATAGTGGTCAGGCGCATACGTCATCATGATGAACTGCATCATTGCCGATCGACCGGACGATCTACCGGATATTCCTGAAGACTGGGTCGTGGGCATCGACATCGAGAGTATTCCCATCGATAGTAACAGAAAACAACCACGACCCTGGATCGACCTTCTCGCCGGTATCGGTCTATCGTTCTATCCACCAGAAGGCGATACGCCGATTACCGTCTACGTTCGCGTCTACCCGGAGATACCGGAAACGGAATCGTTACTGCAGCGCGTCTCTTCGTTGATACGGAATCGTCCCTGGTATGCGCACAACGCGTTGTTCGATCTCACCTATCTGTTGCGGTACCGGTTAGGACCGCCGGGTCCACTCGCTGGCGATCCGCGAATTCTCGCCTACCTTCTAGGTGAACCGGAAGCATCATTGAAACCGTTGCTGCAACGCTACCTTCGGATCGACACGCTGGAATATACGGAACTCCTGCGCACATACAGGGCAAGGCATATCGGCGAAGTACCTCTGGAAGAAGTGGCCCGGTACTGCGCTTCTCAGGATGCCGAACAGGTCGTGCGCCTGGAACGGATCATGCGCTCGGAGCTAGCTGACAGCAACCCGAAAGCGTTGCGCATCTATTCTGAAATCGAACTTCCGGTCGTACCAATGCTCGCCGAAATGACGCTGACCGGTATCAGGTTCGACCGGAATCGGGCGTATCCGATGCTGGAAGAATACCAGCGTGGTCTGGAAGCGATCGACCGAATCATCGTGGAACAGGCGGAACGTCTGGGTTATCGCGAATACGAGAAACGCAATGGTACGATCTGGTATCCGGTATGTCCTTCCTGCCGCAACGGTAAGAACAAGCGTGTCTCGTGCGAGCGCTGTTCGGGAGCGGGCCGTCTACCACCTGTACCCGTACCGTTCAATCCTGCTTCATGGCAGCAGAAGGAAAGACTCCTGTACGATGTCCTGAAGCTTCCCAAGAAACGCTTCGCTGGCGGCAAGAAAGAATGGGAAGTCGAGGATGAGCAAGGGCCTGGCTCTACCGATTCTCTCGCGCTTCTCCAGCTTCGAGACAAACATCCAATCGTGCCGTTGTTCATCATCCGTTCCCGGCTGTCCAAGGACACCGGATTCCTGAAGCAATGGATCACGCTGTCAGAGAAGGACGGCAGGTTGCATACCGAATTCACGAATACGACAGTCGTATCCGGACGCCTATCCAGCCGTTCGCCCAATCTACAACAGGTCACGCAGAAATTCCGTCATCTTTTCATCGCCGATCCGGACACGGTAATCGTGAGCGGCGATATGTCCCAGCTGGAACTCACGATTGCAGCATTCGTCAGCCGTGATCCGAAACTTTGCGAAGCGATACGAAACGATTGGGACCTGCATCGCATCACGGCGTCTGCTATCTACGGGATTCCGTGGCAGGAAATCCCAAAGGAATCGACGATGCGAGTCATCGCTAAAATGGTTAACTACCTTAGCAATTATGGCGGTCAGCATGAACTTCTCCGCGAACAACTTGAGAAACTCGCATTGAGCAATATGGCTGCCGGTATTCCGGTACCGAGTCGGGAAGAGTGCATGGAATTCCTCAAAGCGCATAAGCGCCTGTACAGTACGTACTGGAGTTGGGTCTATCATACGATCGAGAAGACAAGACAACTAGGATACAGCGAAACGGTCTTCGGCCGCCCCCGATACTTCCCGGATATCGACAGTCGAGACGAACAGAAGCGTAAGGAAGCGGAACGAGCATGCGTGAACCACGTGATCCAGGGAACAGCAGCGGACCTCATGAAACTGGCGATGCGTTCGATCAGCCTAGATACCGAAATGTCCGCCTGGGGCCGAGTCGTCCTGCAGGTACACGATGAACTTGTCTGTCTGGTAGACAGGCGGTACAGTGAGGTGTACGGTCAAAAGCTGAAGCAGCACATGGAGCTTCAGCAACCGTTCGAACCGTATGTGCCCTTGCGCGTTGATGTCGCATGGGGACATAACTGGGCCGAGGCCCACAAATAGGGAGGAGCATCATGAAAGAGCGCTGTATTCTGTGTTCGCTGGTATCGCTGGTGAAGCGATGCGTCTCTCTCGAACTCCAATGGTACGGTCTTTCGAACTTCATTGCTCAACGTTTCTCCGCTCTGATCGGTGTTGATGTGCACACCTCAGCCGGGGCATCGAGTGGTTCAGGTCTGAGGGGCGTCTTCGCGTGCATGGGCATCAGCGTCTGCGTATTGGGAGTAGAGCTTCGACTCTTCTACTCGTTCCCGACGGACCTGCACGTCTCTCTCACCGTCTACGGTCTGGGTAGTCTGACGGTCGGCACTCCGCACTGAATCCAGGATCAACGTGCAATGGCGAAGAAGAAAAAGAACAAGAAGAAGACCGTAGTCGTTACGGAGCAACGGAAACCTCAGAAGAAGGGCGGTGGCAAGCAGAAGAATAAGAAGAAGTAGAAACTACAGGGGGTACCGATGTCATTACCGAGGCTGGATTCCACATGGCACGGATTCGCGCTCATCGCGAGCGCGATCCTGCTACTGGGAGCATATCTGTATACTCAATTAAACAGTACTGACGATCCATACGACGATGTCGCGCAGGCATTCCGTTATCAGCTCGCACTACTCGATGAGGGAAACTACGACCGGGTATGGCAACTCACGGCCGAGAACTGCCGTGGTAATATGGATGCAGCACGTGTCTCCATGCGTATGTCATCGAAGTATCTTCGCGATTCCGGTTATACATGGAGTGAAGCATTCTCTGTTCGTGATGTCTTCATCAATGCATCAGGAAGTCAGGCCATCATCTTACTCGATACGAAGGTAGCGGGGCCGACGTTCGGCCTCTTCACGAAGGTAGACGGTACCTGGCTGATCGACTGTTCGTAGCTCATAGGAGGTAAGCATGCAACAACGGTGGAGGAAAGATGACTCCAGCGTACGAGTTCCTGCTGAGATTCCCGTAGCGACTCCGATCGAGGCAGTCCTGTCCCCGATGGAGGTCATGGAACACGCCGAGAATACGACCTATCTGGGCGCACTGACGGAGTCTGAAGTCAGGAATACTGTCAATCGCACGGTCCGTCTCACCCGGTACACGGATGCGATCCTGCAAGAAATGGCAAACGACAATCGGTTCGGCTATCAGGGTTCGGTATCGAATATCATCAGGCACGCGGTCGAAATGCTTATCAAGTATTTCGCGGAACAGAAGATGATGCCGGGCCATATCGAAGGATTCGTGAACGATGCCCTCAGGATTCAGCACGAAGCCCGTCTCGACGCCGATCGGGCGCGCATTCGTCGTGAATTCGTGGAAAATATCGCTCAACATGAAGCGGAACTGGATCAGGCACGTCGGATCGGAGACTGGGAAGCGATCGGTCGTCGTCTGAAGCGATACACCGAAATGCTGGATAGCTGTGAATCCGAAGCTCAGAGAAAGATGCTACGCAGCGTGCTGGCCGAAAGTATTCCTACACGCAGCGCTGCCCTGGCGTTCGCGAAGTGGATCAGCGATCCGCACCGGGTTCCGACCGAAGAATGGGACCCGGACTGGCCGCGACTAGCAGAAGAATGGAGAGAATGGTACCTGGACCTGGAGACCACGTAATCCGCCGCTCTCCGATTTCCGTTCCTGATTCGCCGTTGGAACTCGGACTCCCCAAGGAATCCTGGCGTCCGAATCAGAGAGAGGTAATACAGGAGATTCTCGACGCGTTCGACAGCGGCATCAAGTTCGTCTCTCTGGCGGCGCCGACAGGCTCCGGCAAGAGTCTCATCGCCGCCGCTGTGCAGAAACTCCTGTCGTTCTCAGGTTCGGGGAATTCGCTGGTTCTCACGCACACGATTCAGTTACAGGAACAATACCGGCAATTCTTACCAGACGCTGTCGTGCTCAAAGGCCGCAGGAATTTTCTCTGTGAGTTACCGGCAGAGCATCCGGCCCGTCTCGGCTTTCTGGAAGAGATGACAGCCGAAACAGCACCATGCGCTGACGGACAGGCATGCGATGCGAAACTGGATGGCCCCGGCGGTTGCGGTTATTACCGGCAATACTGGACGGCGGCGTACGCGCCGATGGTCGTGACCAACTACGCCTACGCGCTTCGTATTCTCCAGCTACCGGTCATGCGTATCTCATCGGCACAAGGATACCGACAGATTGCCAATCCATTCCGCAGACCGCTCCTGATCGCCGATGAGAGCCATCTTCTAGAGCAGGCAGTCCTTGAATCGGTGAGCCTGCGTATCCACAACCGGCTCCTGTACCTCTGCGGCGTCAGACTGCCGCCGGCCGATGAAACGCAGGAAGTTGTCCGTTATGGTCCGCGTACGGTGAGAACGCGTGAGTCTAGCGTGAAGTGGTCGGAATGGGCTCGCCAGTCCCTTCCCTCTGTCATATCCGCACTGGAGCGCATACGGGCCGAACAGACATCGATCATTGGTCTCTGTCTCGAAGACCCGTCCGCGCGGAATCAGAAACTACTGGCGGAAATCAGGATGAAGCATCGGCAACTGACAGCGCTGCGCGATGGAATGAGTATTCTGGCGGAACTCTCTTCTCCCGAAGAGTGGATCATTCGCAGAGACATCGTGTATGGGAAGGAGTCTGGGATCACTGCCCGGCCGCTGTTTGGCCGTACGGAGACAAACCGTCTATTGTGGCGTCATTTCGATCGTGTCCTGCTCATGAGCGCGACTCCCGGTGACCCGAAGCTGGAGAGCATCCGGCTCGATATCCCGGAAGATCAGCACTACTTCATCGAGGTACCGAGTATCTTCCCGCCCGAACGGCGTCCGGTATACTTCTGGCCCGTTCGCAGCCTGTCTCACCGGAGTACCGACGAAGACTGGCAGGCAATTGCGAAAGCGATTGCACACATTGCTCAATCTGGACACTGGAAGTATCGCAAAGGTCTGGTGCATACCGCATCGCATCGCAACGCTCGCAAGCTCACGGAGATGCTCAATGCCTTGATACCGGGCAGGTTTTTCACGCATGGAGAGTCGACCACCGAAGTCTCTCGCGCGCTCAAGACATTCATCACATCCAAAGAGCCACTGGTCATGGTCACAGCGAGCATGACGACTGGCGTGGACATTCCGTATCTGATAGGATGGCAGGTGATAGCGAAAGTTCCGTATGCTTCTCTCGGAGACGAAATCGTTGCGGCAAGGCGAGCATTCAGGCTGGAGAACGGATATCCTATCGGCCAGGAACTGTATGACAGCGAAGCTCAGAACGCGGTCATTCAGGCTGCTGGCCGGGCCGTCAGGAGTGTGGATGACGCTGGAGTGACGTTCATCCTCGACGCGAACTATGCCCGTCTGTACAAACGGACATGGAGCCCGCGATTCTTCCGGGAAGCGTTCAGGGAACTCATCATCGAATGAAAGGGGGTGAAATCTGCTCTAGCGGGCGGTAGCACGCAGGTACGGCATGCATGCAGCAGTGAGCAGTGCATAGCACATCGCAGGATAAGCAGCAGGATAAGCAGCAGGATAAGCAGCAGAATAGACCTTATACGTTGGGAGGCTAATATGGACAATCAGAACTTCAATGTCTCGTTGCTCGACCCGTCCAGTTGGGAAGAGCCGAGGGAGACCATCCCGGTACGGGTCAAGGTCTCCAGGTTCCGGTGGAGCGCGCCGGAGTACAACCGGGCTACGTCGTTCCGTCAGGCGTTCCCCTATCGGGGCGAAGGCTACGGTCCGGAAGGGAATTCGATTCAACAGTGGGACCTGCAGCTGGAACGCTACGACGCCGTCTTCGTGCGGCCTGACGGCACTGAGGTTCCCGCCACGCTCTACGCCGGTGTCGATCTGGAGAAGCTGGACTCCAGCGGCGTGCTCAAGCCGATTATGAGGACGCGCGGTAAGGAGCAGTTCATCATTACCGCATGGACGCGTGTCGTCGGTTCCCTGGTTCCTGACCCGTCCCGGATCGAAGGGATGAATCTGTTGGTCGAGCGGTACCGCGAAAAGGAGATCGCTCCTGGCTTCTACGCCAAGAACGTGATCGTCCCGATCGAGGTGCTGCCTCCGGACTACAGGTACACCGGGCCGGTGCAGAAGTTCCGGGTTCGCGCGACGGAACCGGCGACTGAGTCGGTCTCCAACGCCACTGAGTCGAAGGCCGGTGAGGTCAGTGTCGAACAGGCGGCCTCTCTCATCAGGCAGTTCCTGGCGTCCAGAGGCATTTCCGCCGAGAAGGCTCCTGTTTCGATCCTGGCCGACCCTGAATTCCCGGCGGCTGCCAGAATCGAGCCGTTCCTGACGGCCATCGCGACCGGCGGTCTCGCCGAGGTTCTGGACGGATTCAAGTCCTGATGGATGGAATGATTCCTTCGACGCAGCTGGAAAGCTGGAGGTCGATGCTGGAACGCATCAGGAATCAGCTGCTAAAATATCCTGTAGACCCGCGATACGGTGGAGCCGTAGTGCTGGTCGAAGGACTCCTACTTCTCTTCGACCCCGCGCGGGAAGATGCTTACCGGGCGCTGCTGGAAGAGAACGAAGTCACGGTCCCGAATCAGAGTATGGAGACAGTGCGTGCGACAGGGAGCAAAACTGGGAAGCGAGAGGGAAACGAAAAGGTGCGCAAAAAGCCGGTGTCCGGTAAGTGATCATTCATAGGGCTATCGTCTTCCGATAGCCCCTCCTACAGAGGGCAGGTATCCTTGTTGTCACCCTTCCTTGAGCTAGCCGCAAACCGTCGCCGTCACCCCCTTTCCGGGTACCTGCCCTCTCTAGGAGCCAGAGGAGACGAAAGAAGAGAACGATGATTACGGTGACGCTCGCTCCGAAGTTTCGCAAGAAGCTTCTGGAGCGGTTCCGTAAGCGATTGAAAATCGGAGAGCGACGGTCTGGAATCCACGTCAGCGATCTGCTCTTCTGCCTGCGCAAGGCCTGGGCAGAAAGAGTCAGCAACTTCGCCTCCGACGTTCCCGATTCGACGATTCTCGACTGGCTCCGTGGCCTTTCTCATGAAGACCTTCTCGCCGGTGATTTCCAGCAGGTGCGAGCCGGATACTGCTTCCGGTGCTCTACGCTGCACCCTTGGAGCGCCGAACTCGAACGCACGCAACGCTGCCCCGAATGCGAGGACACACTTATGATCGGGACGGTGGATTGGTGCGAATTCGAAGGCGATCGGCCGGTGCTGGTCGAGATGAAATCGACGCAGTATTCTTCGAACCGGGCTGTGGAATCGTTCCCCTGGTACCTGGATCAGCTAAAGACGTATCTCGCGATTCATGGAGCCGATTATGGATACCTGGTCATCTTCCACGTCAACGGGAATTACCGGAACACCAATGGAACCAGGGCAGATTTGCAGGCGGCTGAAATCAGATGGAACAGCGAACAGGAACGTGTAGGATGGCTCAAGGAAATGCAGCGACGTAAGATGATCGTAGAAGGTGATGAGCTACCACCTCTCGGTCCGGATTCGCCGATCTACGACTATCAATGCAAGTACTGTATGATCGGAGAGAAGCTGCCGGATGGCAGTGTCTGCGAGCGATGGTTACAGGCCCATCCGCCATCGACTCCCGAACAATCATTGGAGGAACTGGAACAATGGCTGAAAGCGAGGCTGTCCGAACATGAAAGACGTGCAGAGGGAACTACAGAGTAAGGGAATCATCCTCACCAGTGCCGAAGAGCTACATCCGGATGAGATTACGCCATTCTCCGTCTCCGTAGATGGTCTCGAAGGAACGGGAAAGACGACGTTCGCGCTCGGATTCCCACGGCCGCTGATCCTCGTCAACTTCGGTGACCGGTCGGCCAACCTCTTGCTGTACGATCTTCCGGAAGAAAAGCGACGTGACGTGTACATATGTGACATCCAGCCTGCTTCCCCCGAAGGATGGACGTATCAGGAAGCAGTGCAGTCTCTGCTCACACTGAATCAGGTGATCCGGGAAGCGGCTCCCCGCCTGAAGAACGGAACGTTCGTACTGGACGGCGGCTCCTCATGGTGGTCCGTGATGCAGCAGGTATTCGTCGAGCCCAAGGAAAAGGAACGGATCGCTGCTGGCAAGAAGTCGATCGGCGGAATCATCTACGAAGAAGCGAATAACCGGGTCAGGGGTATCATCAGCTACATCAAGGCCTGCGGCTGCTTCCTGGTACTCACACATCAACTCAAGCAGAACTGGGATAGCGATGGCCCGATCCCAGGTAGCTACAGCCCGCGGAAGAACTCGCAAACTCCCTACCTGGTCGAAGTGGAAGTCGAGTTATCCAAGGTGTGCCGGTCCTGTAGCGCTCCAGCCTGCACGAATCCGGAACACATCGGCAGGAAGCATCTGGCCAGGATCAAGAAACTGTCCGGCAATACGGGTCTGGAAGGACTTGTCGTTGAGAATCTGACATTCGAAACGCTCTACACGATGCAGACCGGAAGGCCCTATCCGGGGAAGAAGGGTGATGCGGAACAGCGCATCGATGACTGATATTGGCCGCCATCTGGTCATCGTCTCTCCATCGGAACCAGAGGAGATGATCGCCCGCCTCAATACCTATGGGCTCAATGCGGTATCTGGAGAAGCGGGAACCGATTATGTATGGTTCGTTCATACGCTGCGATTCGGAATTGAGCGCAAGACCATCACCAACTTGCTCCAGTCGCTGCGAGACCGGCAACTCGTTGAACAGGCGCATCGCGGCGTATCGATGTTCGACCACTACATCCTGCTCATCGAGGGAGAATATCGGCAGGCCACTACCGGACGGCTCGAATATCACTATCCTAATCATCCCGAAGCTGATGCATCCGGCTGGGTACAGAGTGGCTGGCAGTACGAAGCCGTCGATGGCATGCTATTCGAACTCGGTCTCCTCGGCGTCCATATCGTACGTTGCAAGCTGTACGACGCCGCGCGCAAGATCGCCTCGATCGTAGGCAATACAGCGGATACGCACAGGAGATTCATACGAGAACGGCAACGGCCGGAATTGCCGGTATCGACGGTGCTTGGCGGGGAACTGTACAGCGATGTCCTGTGGTCCCTGTGCGCGCTGCCGGGTATCGGTCCGGAAACTGCTTCGGCGCTTCTCGATACGTACGGTACACTGATAGCAACGATCGAAGCGATCGCTGATGGTTCGGCGGAATCCGTATCCGTCAATGGTCGAAAGCTCGGTTCCAGACTGAGAAAAGCGCGAGCGGCGGTGACCAGTGATTGGAAAGGAAGTTAGCATGGAGAGAATCTGTGCGCTGGAAGGATGCAGTGAAGTCGTTCCCAGTAACCGGAAGAAGTACTGCTCCCTGGCTCATCAGCGTGATGCCGCTCGATCGTCATATCAGCGGCGCAAGGTTCTGGGCACGCTGAACCTCTCGATGGAAGAGAAGATCGAAGCCGAACGGGAACGGCTGAAGCAGCAACAGCTGGCCAAGACGCTCATGGAACTCCAGAGAGGAGAGGCCAAACGTCAGGAGTATCTCTCAGCAATCAGGGAAACGCTGGAGGCATGGAGTCCGTCGGAACCGATCCCGGTGCGCGAACTCCCCGGATCGGTAGAAGTCGAGTGGGCGATCGCCCTGTCTGACTGGCAGGTAGGTCAGTCCACGCCGTTGCAGAGCACTGGCGGTGTCTACGAGCAGACCACGGCACTCACCCGTTTGCAGATCGATACGCTCTACAAAGCGATCAAAGACATTCACTTCGTCGAGGTAGAGCGCGGAAGAAAGCGCGTTCGCAGAATCTGGCTCAACTTTCTGGGTGATCTCGTGGACGGCGATTGTCTGCGACCGGCGCATGCGGCCCAGGTTGACCGCGTCGTCATGAAGCAGGTGATCGAGGTCTTCGATCTGTGTGCGCTATTCATCCGGTATATCCTCAGCTTGCCCGGAGTCGAACAGGTCATCGCCGACTTCGTGGGCGGCAATCACGATCGGACATCGTCCAGGCCAGGAAATGCCAGTCTCGGAGAAGTGGACTACGTTGATACCTATGCATGGCTCATCGGCTCTCTTCTCCAGCGCCTGTTCGAGAACGATCCTCGCGTGGAAATCAAGAACTGGGAGACATTTTTCGGCTATCGGAAGTTCGCCGGTATGCGCCACGTCTTCGAACACGGAGCCTCGTTCCGCACCAGTGGTTCCAGTTACGGCGGCGTTCCCTGGTATCCGATCGTCAATGCGGCGAAAGGGCTGATCCAGATGCTGGGCGGTGCGGAAGTCGTCTGGTTCGGTCATTTCCATCAACCGGCCATTCTTCCGCTCGGACAGGATGGCTGGATCATCATGAACGGTTCCCTCACCGCCAGTTCCCAGTTCATCCAGTCTTCGTTCAAGGCGGTTCGCCAACCGTTGCAGTGGTTGGTAGAATTCCATGAGGAACATGGAGTCACTCAGTTCCTTCCTCTGTATGCTAACGTGGGTCAGGTAGCACCGGCAGGTTCAGTATGGCGCGAAGGAAACCAGTGAAGCGTTCGAGAGTCCGTCAGTATCTCAGGCAGTATCTACAGGGTGATCTCCGGGCGGCACGGGCTCTCGAAGAAATGGAACTGAACGCGAGAATGAAGTCTAGTAATCGGGAAGATCAGGAGAGCGTGAATGAGCAACTTCGCCGTGTTCGCCGCTGATACCAGCAAATTCGCAACGAACAATCAGCCGGTTCCCGATGAGGTCATCGAGGAACTCAAGCGCGTCTATCGCGTGAAACTCCTCTGGCCCGGTGCCTGGCATGGTGTCTCCGGATACGACGCTGTCGCGGAAACACTCAGGAGAGCCAGGAACCACGGACTCATGACCGGTACCTACGTTGCGCTCACGCGTCGTGGTACAGCGGTGGAAGACGTGAATGCAGCCCATCGCCTGATCGGTGACGAAGAATGGTCGAAACTCTCCTTCGTTGCCATAGACATGGAATGGGGAAATCCGAAGAGCGATTCTTCGGTCGCCGGTCTCGACGATCTGAAGAAAGCGGCGCAGCGGATTATCGAACTCAGGCAGCGGCCGGCGCTCTACACGGCTAGATGGTGGTGGGTCGATCGTCTCGGTAACCCGACGATACCAGACGACCTGCCTCTCATCAACGCATTCTATGATCAGAATCCGGATATCGACTTCCATTCCAATCGTTACGGCGGTTCCAACGTCCGTCTCGTCGGCGAGCAGTATACCGGCAGTACGAGAGTGAAGGGAGTCGATTTCGACTTCTCTGTATTCGATGCAGACTGGCTCGCTATCGGTCCTGCATCAGGGGCGGAGGGACTGAGGATTCTGCAAAAGGCCTGGCAGGAAGATATGGCTGATACGATCAGGGGTGCGGTTTCCCTGTATCAGATGGGTATCAATCCTGCCGCTCTGGCGCTATTCGGAATCTATCAGACGGACAAAGCGAAACGCTGGTCCAGTCTCATACGGTCCGCTAATCGCAAGACGTAGGCGAACGAAACGAACAGGATAGAACATGATGTGGAATGAAGTCGTGATTCCAGCGTTGATCAACGCTGCGGTAGGTACGTTAGGAGCGACGATCGCTCTGATCATCTTCAGGATCATCATGAGGAGCTGGTAGCGATGAATGATCGCCTAGGGGCAATCGGCAAACTCAGCGTCATTGGACTGGTCGTGATCATCAACGTGATTACGGTCAGCGCTCTGGCCGCATACGCGGTCATTCGCGGTGCCGAGAAAGAGATCACGACGACGCTGGTCACGGTTCTGGCTCAGGGGGCCGCTCTCGCATTCGCTGCGGCCGGTCGCTTCTTCAGCCAGGATAATCGGGACAGACCGGATCATCAGCAATAGGTATAGACGCATAAGCGAATAATCACCACAGGATAGCTGGATGATGGTCCCGAATCTCGCGATTATCGGTCCTTCCCGTTCGGGCAAGGACACCCTGGCCGAATATCTCGTGAAGAACTATGGCTATACCAGGCTGGCGTTCGCCGATCCTCTGAAGGAAGAGATCGTCGCCGCGCTTTCGTTCCTCGATGGCGAAGGAGTATGGTCCCTGGAACGTTTGGAGAGGGACAAGCAGCAACTACGCCCTCTGCTCCAGGTCTGGGGTACGGAATTCAGGCGTGCCTACGATCGCGAATACTGGAACCATAAGATGAAGGCCGGTCTCAACCGGCTCTCCGGTAAGCCTGTCGTCGTTCCCGATGCCCGGTTCTACAACGAGATCAGACTGCTCCGAAGACATGGGTTCCTGGTAATTCGCATCGTTCCCGACTGGGATGTTCCAATCACGTCGCATCGTAGTGATACGGAACTGCTCGACTATCCTGAGGATGTCCGGTTTTGCGTGTCGTACGGATCACCGGAATCATTATTCGAACAGGTTGACCGATTATTGCAGCGTCTTGCAGGAGGATATGATGCCTGATCCGAAGAAAATCTATATCATTGGATCGCTGCGAAATCCAAGAGTGACCGAGGTCGCTCGGAGAATACGAGCGGAAGGATTCAACGCGTTCGATGACTGGTTCGGCGCAGGACCGGAAGCGGACGATTGCTGGCAGCGATACGAGGAAGAACGCGGCAGGGAGTACTGGGATGCACTGTATGCGCCACATCCCAGGAACATTCTCCTCTTCGATCGAAAACATCTCGACGATTCCGCCGCCGGCATCCTGGTGCTTCCTGCCGGAAGGTCGGCGCACATCGAACTCGGATATCTCATCGGTCAGGGCAAGAACACGTTCGTTCTGTTCCACGAACAACCTGAACGCTGGGACGTGATGTATGGACTGGCAACCAGGGTCGCCAGGGATATCGACGAACTCGTCGGATACGTACGGAAATATCTGTCATGAGGCAGCACTTTTGACCAGAAATTGTGGTCATAACCATGTATAAGTCATTAGCATATGCGATTGAACAAATGATAGGATGAAGCGTCACCCCCTGCATGTGCTGGATTTCGGTGCTGCCTCCCGCCATCCAGCCTCCACAACGAACAGGCGGCCTCGCTGACCGGAACGAAGGCGGGCCGCCTGAAGACTGTTATACACTAGATAGAGGACAGCATATAGGAGGCATCGTGTATGGGAAAGAGCCTGAGCCGTAGAGAGATGAAAGAGTTGATGGGAATTCCTGAGGTCGAGGAAGAAATCAGGAAACGGCTTCCCATTCTGATTCAACGAATGTTCGATCTCGCCGAAGGCGTGCTGGTACAGGAAGTGCGTCTCGATAAGGAATCCGGGGAGATGGTAGCCAGAGTCTACCGGCAACCGCCTGACCGGCAGGCGTTACAATTCCTCATTGAGAACGTGATCGGGAAAACGCCGCAACGCATCGAGCTTACGGGACGAGACGGAAATCCGGTAGAAATCATCCCCTGGATGCCCACAGCCAATGCAGTATCGGAGGGACTACTGGAGGAGAACGAACGTCCGCGGCTCAAGGCACCGAGTGTGCGGGAAGTGAGTGAGGAATCTTGGGCAGAAGAGTAAGACCTCAAGGCCTTCCGCCTTCGTCACAGAGAAAACTGCTCTATCCGGTTCATTCCGGTCCGCAAACAGAATTCATGCTGACGGACGCGGAAGAAGTGTTGTATGGTGGCGCGGCAGGAGGTGGAAAGAGTTATGCACTTCGGGCGCTTGCCGTATCCTACTGCCTGCAATATCCTGGCGCGACTGTCGTCCTTTTCCGCCGCACCTTCAGGGAATTGGAAGATACGCACATCCTTAGGCTACAGAGCGAGCTTCCGTCGTACCTGGCGACGTACAAAGCTACGACTCATGACTTCGTCTTCACGAACGGATCAATCCTCATGTGTCGATTCTGCGAAAAGGAAACCGATGTTCGCAGTTACGACACGTTCGAGGCAGACCTGATGCTGTTCGATGAGCTTACCGCCTTCAGCGAATTCCAGTACGTCTATCTCACGACCAGATGCCGGTCTACCAAACCATGGTGGCCGGGCAGGAAGATTTGTTCGGCGACGAATCCAGGAAATATCGGACATCTATGGGTCAAGCGGAGATGGATCGACTTCGCCAAACCTTACGAGAAGAAGCGCGCTCCCCTAGAGGAAGGCGGGCTGGTACGTCAGTTCATACCGGCTCGCGTGACCGATAACCCGACGCTCATGAAGCGAGACCCAGGATACGTCGCATTGCTGCAAGGACTGCCCGAAGAGGAGAAACGGGCCAAGCTGTACGGAGACTGGGAAGTCTTCTCAGGACAGTTCTTCTCCCGCTGGCGGGATCAGGTTCACGTCGTCGATGATTTCTCACCGCCTCAGGACTGGGAACGCTACATCTTCGTGGACTGGGGTCTTGCCGCTCCATATGCCGCACTGTGGGCCGCCCGTCCTCCAGGTACGAATTTCGTATGGATTTATCGAGAACAGTACGGAGTGCAGGTACCTACCAGAGAACAGGCAAGGCGCGCGGCTCAGGCCGTGAAGGCATCCGGAGAGAAAATCCAGGCGATCATCACTGATCCTGCCATGTGGTCACGAGAGCGCGATGCAGAGGGCGAATACCTGCTTTCCGCCGCTGATGTGTGGAAGGACGAATTTGCGGGCATAGCCGATATAATCAAGGGGAATAATGAGCGAATACAGGGAGCGAGTATCGTGCGTGAGTGTCTGGACTGGCAGGGAATCGAGGACCCTGATGGGACGATTCATGTACACGTCCCTCCGAGACTTCGCATCATGCGGTCCTGCCAGAACACCATCCGCACGCTCCCTGCGCTCGTTCACTCCACGCAGAACGTAGAGGACGTAGATACATCTGGAGAGGATCACTGCTACGACGCTCTGCGATACGGTCTCCGATACCTGTTCGGTCTTCGGAACGATCCGAAGCTATCCAGAGTCAGGTATATCGATACTCCGCAGGGAATCATCGCGGTGAGCGCGTAAGGGGTAAAGAGTATGAATCTTCGCGAAGCTACGGTATCCGATCTGCTCAAGCTAGTAAAGGCCGTCTCCAAACCGTTCGATAACCGGGATACGATCTACGATAACCGGAGAAAAATCCGTTTCCGGAAGATGGACGCCGAGCTTCGTTCGCTCCCTCTGTCCAACCGGGCAGGAACCAATCAGGCGTTACTCGTCTTCCAGACGGAAGAAGTCAATCAGGAAGTACACCGCCGGGTGAAGCGCCTCATTGCGAACAAGCCGAGGATCGAAGTGATCGTCTACGATGCCGACGAAGAATCGAAGCGTCGCGCACAGGATATCGAAGACGGTCTCAAAGCGCTGTGGAAGTGGATGAACCGTGGCAAGGTACCGGCCGAACAACTGGCGACCGAATTCCAGCAGGGAGACGGACTCGGTTGGTTCAAGCTCGACTTCATCCCGTCCTACGCCGATGATGTCCTGGCTCCGTTCAATCTCGACTATCTTCTCATTTCCGACGAAGAGTTCGAACCGTTGATACAGGAATTCCCGGAGGACGAGCGTGACCGGTACGTTTCCGCTCGCATGGAATTCATCTCCGTCAGGAATCGCTTGTCCGAGCAGTTCCCGGACGAGATCGATATCGATGCCAGGGCGTACAAGGAGGTAACGGACAAGTATCTCCGTCGTACCGATCCGCCATTCAGGCTTTCAGCGCCCGATCCCAGGACGATCTATTACCGATGGGACGGAGACGCGCTGGATATCGTGATCGAAAAGGGTAAGCGTCAGATCAACGCCCTGCTCGAAGCCTTCGGGGATCATGGGCTGAAATTCATCAATAACCGTTTCGTCATGCTGTCTACCGAATCGGATGCCGTATCCAGTCCGACGATTTCGGAACAGAAGGTCTTTTCCGGCGAATACTCTGATTTGTGTGACTACATCGAAATTCGCACGCGCAAGGAAATCGTCATCCTGATCCGGCATCCAACGCTCATGAAATCGAGACGGATCAGACGGGAAGAGAAGGAAGAAGACGATTACGTGTGCATCAAATTCGAGAACCCGTTCGGTCCATACAGCACAGGATATATCCCGGTTCCCGCTGATGCGACAGGAAGCCCCGATCCGGCGGAAGAGTTCCAACCTCCGGTACTGGGAACGCTGTCCGTTGCCCAGCATCTCAATATCCTCACGACGATCAGAACCAGCGCCGCCGTGGATAAGGCTCTGGCGGGCAAATACATCAAGTCGGAGGATGTCTCTCCACCTCCTGCTCTATCCCAGCAGCAATCGGAGAAGACTCCCGAAGTGAAGGACGGAACGCCGGTCCCGGTCATACCGGGAGAGGTCAGGCGTGAGGAAACAGTTAACATCGACCTGGACAAAGCGGAACTGTTCCTCAACCAGATGATGGCGTCGTACCGGTTCAATGAGGTCCTGGCCGGCGATGCGCAGAGTTCCGACAGCGGACATAAGCTCGCGATCCAGGTATCCCAGGCCGACACGCAGCTGGTTCCCTATCAGAATGCCAGAGCGTCCGCTATCGCCGAAGTATTGCTCAGTTGTCTCTACGCTGTAAAGAAGTTCGGGCAACCGGTGTACATCAAGGAGATACCGGATCAGCACCTCATCATGATGAACAAGGTCAGCAAGGTGCAACCGGTACGCGCGCTGACGCCCGATATGTGCGATATGGACTTCAACCTGGTCGTGACGATCGGTTCGGAGACTCCGGTCACCAAGTTCGCGAAGTGGGCAGCACTCGAACAACGGTTCAAGGCTGGAACGCTCTCGTTCGAAACGCTCATGGAGCAAAGCGATGTCGAGAACGTGGGAGATGAGATCGCGAGAATCTTCGAAGGCCAGACGCTGGTTGCCGTGATGCAGCAGGCGATTCCTGTCATTGTGCGCATGATCGCCGACAGGGCCCTGGCCAAACTCGGCGCGCTTCCTTCTCCTGGACTCACTCCTATTCCCGGACAGGGCGGAAATGAGAGTGGCGGCGGAATGCCAGGAGCGTCAGCCAGCACGCCGATCGCGTCTCTAGGACGGATGCCTGGAGTGGGAATGAGTCCGGCCGGTCCTACCGTGGATACCTACGGTCCACGAGTTCATGAGGGTTCTGGTGAACTGGAAACCAATGTGGAAATCTAGGAGGTGTATCCATGCCGTTCAGTTCCACTGAAGGCGCGATACCGATCGAAGGTGTTTCGTACGGGGGAGGAGGAGGCGCTTCCGAGCGCCTTTCGTTTCTCAATGCCGACTGGGTCAACCGCAGGGTGCTCAACGTGACCAGGCGTGTGGAAGAATTGCTCACACGTCTCATCGATTATGGTCTTCTCAGTGCAGGATATCCGCCATTCGAGTATCCTGTAACTGATGAAATGCTCAAGCGAATGACTCCTGAGGAGTTCGTCGCTCTGTTCAATTCTCTCACCAGTTTGCAGCAGAAAGCCGAACTGCTTGCCCGGATGCAGGCATTGAAGTTAGGATAATGAGAGTGATCAGTTTATCAGGTGTGCGCACATGAATCAGTACAATGATGTCAACCCCGCATACGGACTGTTCCTGGACCCGATTCCGAAACGAGAGCCGCCGCCCCCCACTCCTGACACTACCGAAGGGCCGCAGCTGAAGGTCGTCGGCAACTACACGTTCATGTGGAATCCTGGAGACCCGAACGACCCCCTCAATCCTCCAGGATGGGTACTGATCGGACCTGCCCGCGCGACTCCGGTAGGAGCAGAAGGAGGCGGTACAGGACGTAACGACGCTCTGGATGCCGCGCAGGCGGCACTATCGTCATTCCTCCAGGCACAGTCACTGGCCGATGCGAGGAAAGCGGCGGCAATCGAAACGTTCATGAACCTGGCGAAGTACGCCGTTCCGCCCGGAACTCAGTATGCTCCAGGATACGAACCCGGTGGACTGGCACATCAGCTTGCTGCCAGTCTCGGTCTCGAAGAGTATCATGTTCCTCCTATGCAGACCAGGACGATCAGTCCGGAAGTGCTCATGCAGCCGGGGCAGATTCCTCCTGAAGTCATGCAGATGATCGGTGATGTGCGTAGGGCCGGAGGGTTAGGTTAAATGGCTGAACAGGTCTCAGGGCTCAATCTTGGTCCGATAGAATATCCGCTCGGTCTCGGCTGGTACGATTACCAGAATCTCCTGGCTCAACTTCTTGCCCAGTCTCAGGCAACCCAGGCGACGACCGGGAAGGGCGTTCTGGACACGCTGACGCAATTCCTCACCAGTCCTACATCTGGCCCTCTGGGCCTGGCCGCGCTAGCGGCATACGGAAGCCCGCAGGGAGTAGCTCAGGCTACCCAGGGCAGAGGATTTGACACTTCTCAGATGACGAGCAGGTTCGAATCGTTGCTCGATACCCTGATGGACTATACTCGAAATCTTGGCCGCAAGACATCGGAAGTGCCGTTCGTCGATCCGTACAAAGCTCCTGCTCTCAGTCCGGAGAATGCAGCCAAGGCCCCTAATGTCGCTCAGGAATGGATCAAGGCATGGGAAGCCTACCATCCAGGACAACTGCACCCGCAACGATCGCAGTTTGGACTGCAACAGGGTGGATATGTTCCTATGACAACGCCCACACCGACACCGACACCTACACCGATACCGACACCTACACCGACACCGGCAGTATCGGCGCAACGTACGACGCCGGCGACCGAAACCGTACCGCCAATTGGCCTGATGCAACTCGCTCAGGGAGCCAGGAAGTGGGTAGAAGCCGGAGGCAGTGAAGCCGATTACTGGACGCAAATCAGGAGACTTGGCAACCTGATCGAAACGACGAGAGAAGCACTGCGTTCTGAACTGTTGAAGTACGGTAAGCTGCCGCAGAAGACGAAGCAGGCTGAGCAAGTAGCCAGGATGCTCAATATTGGAGCGGATACGCCCGAATTCAGGAAACTGCTCAATGACCTGATCCAGGCGAAGAAGCAGACATCGGTCTCGAACATCGATTACGCGTCGTTCGTCTCCGATCTGATTAACCGGTATCAACCATGGAACAGACCCAGGGTAGGCTACTGGACATTCATGCCTTCTCCCACATGGCAGGGCAGATTCCAGAAAGGCGGTGGCGTGACGCTCGCCGGAAGGCCACACTGGATCGTCGATGACAACGGATACCCGGTGGCGGTCATTACCGAAGATGGTCAGCCGGAACACATTCGCGGCAAGGGAGTGGAAGTCGTTCCCCTGAAACCGGATCGGTACGAAGCATATACGGGTAAAAGGCCTGGAGAAGAGTGGGCGCGAATGCTCGCTAAAATGCAGGTGCATATGTCCTCCATGCTCAATAACCGGATGCCGCATGCCGCTACCGGCTCGAAGTTCCTCTTCCCCAAGGACGTTCCCGGCTCCAAGGTAGATACGTCACCTCTTCCGGGTACGAACATGATTCCGACATGGGGCGGTCCTGCTGAGCCACTGCCTATAGGGCAGGTATATGGCGCTGCTTCCCGACCGAAGTCGATCGAAGACCTGATGCGCATGGTGCAGCAGGCACCGGGTTCCACATACCAGGAACGCTATGCCCGTCTGTTGGGTGGCGTCCTATCCGGTAATCAAACGATGAGGGAAGCGGCGAGAGCGCTGAACGAAGGGCGAGTGCCGGGAACATTGCCTACCTCGCAGCAGTGGTCGACCATGTCGCCGTTCGAGAGAAGCGCCTTGACATCACTGCTCATGCAGACTGGAATCATCTCGTCTCCGGAAGACCTGTTACACTATATCCGCCAGTTCAGACCAGATAGCCTTTCATAGGAGGAAGAATTATGCCCTGGGATATCAGAAAACGAGATAGCGAATACCTGGTTGTGTCTCAGACAACCGGCGAAGTCGTAGGTAAGCACAAGAGCCGGGACAAGGCGGAACGACAATTGCGAGCGCTGTACGCCAACTATCGGCCGGCAGCTACTCCGGGCGCGATGGCTCATGGTGGACGGATGATGCTGGATGACACGTACACGCCCAGGCCGATCACGGATGTGTTCGTCGATGGCCGGAGAGTGCCGGTCAGGCAGCTGAAGAAAGGCGGCAAGGTGATGGAAAAGAAGCCGCCTCTCGGTACCGGCGAGCGATTCGCTCAGCTGAAGGCCAAACTTGCCGGACGTAAGGGAGTCACCGACCCGGCCGCGCTCGCCGCGTACATCGGTAGGAAGAAGTACGGTAAGAAGCGATTCCAGGAACTCGCAGCAAAGGGCCGGAAGAGAAAGACAGGGTAATGGCCAATGGCTGATATCCCTACTCTTCCTCTGAAGTTTGTATATGATCTTTCGGCGAGGCCTCCTCAGCCGCCCGCTCCTCCAGATGCCTATCTGGATGAACTGGATCGTATTGTCTTCAATCAGCGCGTGCCGGAATTCTTTCGTTCCGCGGCTGAGCAGATCGCTCAATACGAAGCGATAAGAAAAGCGCAGCAACAGGAACTACAGAATCGTGTCGCAGCGGTGGCGGCCCCGGTAGAGACCGGTCTGCCAGAACTCGGCATGACCGATACGGGAGCGATACCGGAAGGCACGATGATTCCCGCTGCGCCAACTCAGCCTGCTCCCGTCGCGCCATCGCCGGTGCAACCGCCTGCAACGCACCCGCAGTTCGAACAGCTTCCGCCTCCAGTTCTTGATCGCGCCGCCGGTGGATTCTTCTCGAAGCTGGGAGATATCGCGGAGATCGCACTATCCCCAATCGGAAAGACGATCGAGACAGGAATCGAGACGACTGGCCGGGTGATCCAGCGCGTACCTGTGCCTGGAGCCGAACGCGTCGGTACTGCTATCGAGAGTGTTCCTCTGGCCGCGACGGTATTCAAGAAGGAATTCGGTCGCGAGTTCCAGCTGAAGACCGGCCAGCCGTTGAACCTGGAAACCGCGCTCAGCGCGCTGAATCAATACGGATTCATTCCGGTTGCTTCCGCTCCGGGTAGGGCTGTTGACTACGTGACCGATCGTACGATCGACCCGATCCTCAACAAGACATTGCCGGATGCAGTATCGAAGAAGGTCATCACCGCACTGGATGTCGCCGGGCAGATCGCTCCATATATCGTTCTCGCTGCCCTGGTACCGGAAATCGCCGGACCGGCCACAGCTGCCAGGATTCTCACTTCCGCTGATATCGCATTCGCCCTAAGCGCATCCGATGACATCAAGAATCTCTATTCGGCATATCGTCAGGGGGCAATCGATACGAAGACGTTCCTGCTCGGATCGGGTATGGCTTCGCTCAACATCGTCGGCCCGGTCGGTGGTCACATCGTCGGACGGAGCGTGAGAGGATGGAAGAGCAGGAGAGAACTGGCGAAAGCGATCGATGAGATCAATCAGTACCGTGGAATCAGACTCGATCCGGTCGAGTCCCTGAAGCTCAAGGTCTTCGAAGAGCCTATGCCACCGTCCGCAGCCGAACGTGGCATCCGCAGGTTCATGCTTCCCGAAGGTGACCGTGCCGATGTCCGAATGACTCCCGAAGGCGCACACGTCATGGACATCACCGTAGTCAGGGAGCGAGAGGGACGAGGTAGCGCACTCCTCGATGCCGTCATCGAGAGGGTTCATTCCGAGAATCCTGATGCGGTGATCACTGCCGATCTCAATACCGAAGGTGGAGCCAGGCTCTTCGCCCGCCGTCCGGAAGCCCGATTCTTCGATGATCGCGGCAATCCGATTACCAGGGAAGAGGCTATCGAGCTTGCCCGGCAACGTAAAGGTCCCAGGGTAGAACTCGTGCCCGAAGGGGAAGCGGCTGCTCCTGCGCCTCCTCCAGCAGCGCCTCCTGCGGCACGAGAGAAAATCCGGGAGCCAGTCGAAGCACGTCCGCCAGAAGAAGTAAGGCCGCCAGAAGAAGTACGCCTGCCGGAAGAGGCGAAACCGGTCTCTCCAGAGATGGTTACTGATACATTCGACAAGCGTCCACGCAGGCTCATCTATCGTGGCCGAATCACCGAAGTCTGGCAACGACTGGACGATAATAAGTACGAACTAGGAGACAAGCGCTACTTCCACGTAAAGTATGGGCCAACGAGCGGTCTTCCCGAAGCGCTAATGGTTTTTGACGATCTGGACGAAGCGGTTCGTGCAGCCAATGCATTCGATCGCTTGCAGACGCCGGGAGGAATGACTTCGAAGGAGCTTGACGATCTGGAAGAGCTTCTGAGAAGGGGTAAGCCTTACGGTAGAGAGGAGCCTGAGCCCGAAATCGTTCGTGAGGCCGGAGAAATCGCTGGCCGAGCATTCAGGCAGGAGGTTCCTCCAGAATTCGACGAAGCGATTCCCAAGACCAGGAGAAAGACCGTCGGTCCCGTCGTGAGGGAGACGTTCGATGGCCGCCCCAGACGGATGGTCTACGAAGGCAAGACCGGTGTCGAAATCTGGCAGAGAGTGGATGACGGAAAGTTCGAGGTCATCGACTTCAACTACTTCTCGCTCGAAGACGGAGTCGATCCTAAAGCACCACATCAGGCCATCTATGGCGGGTTCGACACGTACAACGAAGCAAAACTATTCCGCAATGCGTTGAACAAGCGGCTCAAGGAAATCGACCTCGAAGCAAGAGGAGAACTGCCAGAAGAGCTAGAGGGTCTATCGGATGAGGCGTTGCGGAGAATCTTCAGAGCGGTTACGGAACGTAAAGAGCCGAAGGTACCAGAAACGCCTATCGTCAAGGAAGCAAAGAAGATCGCCTCCGAAGCCGAAGAGAAACTCAAGGAGCGGGAAGAATTTCGCGCTACTCTCCGATACGGCCAGCGTCCGTACCGGGAAGCGCTCGAAGTTGCCAGGGCCGCTCAAGAATTCCAGCCACTCATCAGTAGGACACGACGGGAAGGCGGTGCCTCGTATCTACCAAGGAAGCATGCGTTCGTCGAAGCGGACAGCGGATACATCGTCGGTGGGTATGCGCCAACGAAGTCGGTAAGACTGAGCGATCTTGACGCTCAGGAACTACTCGACTATATCCGGAAGAACGCTGATGCATTCCTGGATAACGAGGACCTCATCCTCGGTACAGAAGTCGTTGTCCGTGACGGAGAGAAGTGGGTCAATATTGACGCTTCTCGACGGTTCGATTCTCTAGAAGAGGCAATCGCTGAAGCACAAAAGCACGGAGAGCAGCGTATCTGGGACCTGGGTAAGAGCGAATCGATCGAGGTACCGGGCGTTGCGCAGAGAGAAATTCCTGTCACGAAACTTCCGTTCGACGAATCGCGGAATCGGCTGATCGAGGACGGAGAAGAAAGATACGTAGATTATGTCGCGGCCGGAAACGTGGGACGTAGATTGCTCCGTTCGGCTGCGGGCATAATCCGGAAGATTAATGATCGGGTAAAAGCGTTAGGACGAAAGATTCACAAGGATGAACTCGGAGCGATGAAACTGGGCAAGAGGCCACAGGACCTGACCGATGAAGACATCATTATGGCCGGTGCGGCGAGACGCTGGCTCTTCCCCGAAGAGACCTGGGAAGAGTGGGCCAGGGCACTCTCGAAGAAAGTCGGAGATACCGAATACTGGCTATCGAGAAAGAAAGAAGTCCTCGACTTACTGGAGAAGCAAGTTTCTGGAATCGGAACCGGTAAGCAACTCATCGCTACGACCAAGGGAATCGAAATCGGTCCGGAAGTCGCGCCTTCTCGCTACGAGCGTCTTATCTCACTCGCCGAAGAAGGCATGCGTCTTAAGGAGCGCGGATCAGTAAAGGACGTATCGAAATGGTACGACAAAACCTGGAGTTACTTGGTGAACGAATTCGGCAAGGAAGACGCGGAGATGCTGCTGCGATTCCTGGCCGTTACTCAGATGGACGCCAGTCCGGCTACCGGCGTGCCGATGGCACTCAGAGCATTCACGAGGTGGAAACTGGGAGAGCCGATACCTGGAGGCCTGGCTACACGTACGATCGCGGAGCAGATGGAAGCTGCCATTATGGGACTGGAACCATCCGGTCCGAAGATTTCCCCGTTCTTCGAAGCACTCCGCTATATCCACAGAGAGCGTGGACGTAATGCAATTGCGATTGACCGCTGGGGCATTGGAGCCGCCGGTATCAAGGAAAGCCTGTGGAAGAAGTGGCAAAACAATCCGAGAAAGATCGCATTCCTGCAGCACGTATTCCGGGAAGCTGCAGAAGAGGCCGGTCTTCCTCCCGCGAAGTTCCAGGCTGCTGTCTGGGGCGGCTTCAGGAAAGAGGTTGATAACCTGCTCAAAGCAGCCGGCGAAAAGCCACAGGGAACAACGGCCGAGACGTTCGAGGAAATTCTCGAAAGAACCTTCAGGAAATATAAGATACGGACGAAGGGAAAGGTCAAGGGAGCCGACCTGTTCGCTGACGATCCGGTTCTGGCCGAAGTGGAATCATGGCAACTGGATCACGCCAGGAAACTGTTGAATGCCCGTCCGGGAGAAACGCCTCAGCAGGCTATGCAGAGACTCAACGACGCGGCCATGCTTCAGTTCAACGCGAAAATGGCTGCTGCGCAACTACTGGATACAGGAGAACTACCATCCTATCTTCGATCTCCCGGAGTGATCAGGGAAGTCAGGAGAATGGCTGATGAAGCGCTCGAATCGTTCCGAGCCAGGATCAGCAATGCCGATGAGGAAACGCTAAAGTCCATCAAGCGCGTCCCCGAATGGCAGAAGAGAGAAATCCAGAGGGAACTGGAGATGCGCCAGCGAGGAGAGAAAATTGTGGAAAAGTCCTGGGAGAAACTGCCCAGGTCCGAACAGGCCCGCCTAGAATCCCTAGGCTGGCAACGGATACCGGACAATCCTGTAGAGATTGCGAGAGTCGAAGCCAGGCTGGAGCAACTGAAGAAAGTCAGGAGTCCAGAGCAACTGAAAGCATGGTTGCGTAGAAACAAGGATATCGCTGGACCCGACATTCAGGCATGGGTAGGGAAGAAGATACCAACAGAAAGAGTCTACGAGCGTGGCGGAAGACTACAGCGAGCGACGAGAACGTCACCGTACTGGGAAGCCACTCCGTTCTTCGAAGCGCGTCGTAAACTCAATGTAGAACGAATCAAGCATGAAATTCTAAGCCGGTATCCCAAGAGGGAGTTGGCTGGAGTGGAGCGTCCGGTAGCGAATACAATTTCACCGAAGAATCGTTCGGTTCTCGGTGAATGCGGTTCCAGGATCGTCACGAATATCTTCTAAGGAGAGAGAATGGCCGGAACATGTCCAATTGTCAAGCCTCCAGAGAATATCGACGACATCGCTGCCAATCTGCAGAAATCGGAAACGGTCAACGCTGTCATTCGCCGGTTTCCTCAGATTGGCTTCCTCATCCGCGCCATCAATCCGGCTGCCGATATGACCAACGAGCCGATCGCCAGGCATGTAATCGCTCATCAGGTATTGCGGGAAGAGCGCCAGGCAGCGACGATGGCAGCGTTGTCGTTGGTAGCGAAGAGCAAGCCACTGAAGGAAGTCTTCAACCTTGACGATCTCGGATTCACCGTACTGAGACGGTTGGACGGCCAGACAGAGAAAGTTCATATCAACGATCTACTAGAAGGTAAACTGTATAAGCAATTTAACCTTACTGCTGAGCAGAGGGACGCTCTCCTTCTGCGCAAGAATATATGGGGCGATCTCAGGAGATACTACAACAAAGCGGTCGGTCGTAGTCGTCTACGGTCACGTGACGACATGTTTCCCAGGAAGACACTGGGATGGTTCGACGGTAAGCGTCTGCACAAAGGAGACGAATTCGAACTCTCTCCGGCCGAACTGATCCTCGGTAAAGCGAAGGGTAGAAAGGCTGGTGCCCTGGCTACCGGCGGATCGTTCACCAGATCGAGAGCGATGAATCCGGACGGCTCGATTCGCTCGGCCAAGGAAATGGTAGAAGAAGGCTGGCGCTACGTCGATCCCGATGCTGCACTGCACAGCAAGGCGCTGGAAATATCGAGGAGAACCGCTGATGCACAGTTCCAGCGATGGCTAATCTCCACGGGAATCGTCAAGAGAAAGGCTGCCATTCTCGGTCCAGGTGCGCGAACCGGAGTATCACCCGAACGATGGGGTATGCAGGGATTCGATGCATCTCTCACTCCTGCCCTCAAGGGATACTACGCTCCGCCCGATGTCGTGAAGTACATCAACGAACTTCTGGCAGTGAAATCGAAGCCAGCGATCGGAGCGGTCACCTGGTTGGTTCAGGAAAGCCGTGCGGCAATCGCATCGATGGACTTCGGTACTACCGGGGTGCAGCTACTGGGTGCGCTGGGCGCTGATACTGGACATCTCCTGATGGCGGGAGCCACATTAGGAAGGAAATCCAGGCCTTCCGCAATCTTCCCTATCGCCGTATGGAACGGATTCAAGAGTTGGTTCTCTCCGACCAATCTGTCCCGATACTACGCGGCCAACAAGGAAGTGATCGAACGCTGGGCTCCATATCTGGGTGGGCTTAGGAATACGGAGTACGTATCGGCGCTCCTCAGGGAACCGGAGCAGTCCTTCGTCATGCGAATTCCCGGTATGAAGCGTTTTGCCAGAGCATTCGAGGCCTCTCTCGACGTAGCCAAGATAGAATATGTCAAATCGCTTGAGCGGATTCTCGGTACCGATATCCCTGCTGCTGAGAAAGAAGCGTTGGGCGCGTGGGTGAGGAACGTGACCGGCGTTACCTCCACCGCCAGGCTAGGAGTCTCTCCCAGGCAACAGGATATCGAAGCGACCTGGCTCTTCTTCTCTCCCCGCTTCACTCGTTCCCTGTTCGCTACCGTAGCAACCATATTCAAGACGGACAAAGCGGGAAACGAAGCACGACTCGCTCTCGGAGGGTTGGCAGCTGCCGCCACCGCCCTGTATCTCACAACCTCATATGCTTTAGGACAGAAACCTGATCTGGAACCACTCAAGAACGGCCGGTTCAATCCGGACTTCTTCTCCGTACGTATAGGGAATAACCGGATTGGTATCGGTGGTGGAATGCGCGCTCTGGCCAGGCTGTTCGCTGAGTCGTATGAATCGGCGAAGACTGATCCTACGCGATTCATCAGCCCTGATTTCAGCGGTGCTCATTCGAATCCGTTCCTATCATTCTGGCGATCCAGGGCTGCGCCTCTCTCCGGAACCGTTCTCGATATCTGGTCCGGCGAGACGTTCACAGGAACGGCTCTAGAAGACGGTAACGACTGGGTTTCCCTGGTCAGGGAGCGCACGCTTCCTTTCGCGGTGCAGGCTGCTCTCGAAGCCAGAGGTGGTACCGGCAACAAAGTTGCATCGCTGATGGCTGCCGGATTCGGTCTGAATACCACTCCACTCACTGCCTATCAGATATATGACGAATACCTGAAGTCAATCACATATCCGAATGGTGAACAGCGATTTCCGGACGGAGCGAATACCGTACATACCAGACAGAATGGGTTCAAGGAATTCATACAGTACGATCCCATCGCTAAAGCCCTGAAGGAACAGTACGAGCGCGAACGATTGACGAGAGGAGGTAAGAGCAAGGCGATCCAGGTCGTATTGGACGAGCGCGCCGCCAGACTGGAGGCGGCTGAGGAAGAATTCAAGAAGACCCGCGATTACTACCGGTACCGTAATCAGGTCAACCAGATCAGAGCGCAAGCGAGAACTCAGCTGGAACTTCTCCACCTCGGCACGGTCCAGAGCAAGGGTGACAGGAAGCTAGTACAGTCCTGGTACGAGACCTATGACGATCCCAGGGCAATCGACCCGATCACCGGAGGTATCAATCCTGACGGTCTGGAACTGGTTCAGGAAGAGTGGAAGAGAGCGCACCCAGGAGAATACGAACGACTTATCGAACCGGCGGAAACGATCGGTGAAACGCCGATGGAAACGGAGCTTCGCCGGGACCGCAAGTATATCGCCGATAGCGGTTGGTGGGACGCTGACGAAATCGCCTGGAATACGCTCAAGGACATCATCAGATCCAGGGCTGGTGTATCTCGTATCAAGCTGGATCGCTACAAGGATTACTACGACTACCGGCTGAAGCGGTACTATGAATACGTCGATCAGTATACGAAGACTGGCAAGCGATTCCCCGAACTCCTCGCTGAAGTTGCTCTTCAGCGCGATCCGATCGTCAAGGCGTTCCAGAAGCTGCGCGCCAGGGAACGGCTTCTCATGCAGTACAAAGACCCTGAGCTTACCAGATTGCTGTCCAAATGGGGATACAACCAGACCAGTCTGCAGGAGTACCGTCTGGCAGTAACCTCGACTTCAAGATAAAATTGATAAAGGGTATAGATACGTTAGGAGGCAGGTCATGGCAGGTAGTAAGAAATTCACTCCGGATGAGCCGCTCACCGACTCTTCCGAAACCGCACCTACCCCTGAAGAGCGGGATGAGGAAACGATCCGTCAATTCCTGAATACTTCAGAGGAACAGGCCGGTGACGACGATGTCGAGTCCGAGGACACTGAAGAGGAAGGTGCCGGCGAAGAAGAATCCGAAGAGGAAGTAGAAGAGGAACCGGAGGAAGAAGAAGAGGAAGCTGAAGAAGAGGAAGAGAGTCTGCCACTGGAAGACCTCTCGGACGAAGACCTGGAACTCTTCCTCGAAGCCTTCGAAGAGCGGCTACTGAACAGCCCGAAGATTCAGAAGAAACTGGAAGAGCGGGCCAGACAGGAAGCCGAACGGAGATTCGAAGAGCGACTGCGCGCTGAACAGACGAGTAAGGAAACTGAACTCATCATCAGCCAGGGAAGGCAGGCGGTCGAGAGCATCTATAACGTGTTCAACCGCCTACGTGATGCAGCGAGCAAACTTGCCGAAGGTGAGGAGGTCAACGAAAGCGATCTGCAGGTAGACCCGAACGAACTGATGCAACATCTGGGAGCGTTCGGTGCAGCCGCAGTAGCTGAAACGCGCAGGACGATCGACAATGCCTTTTCTATCGCCTTTCGTGAGGGAGTGACATCAGTCATGCCTCTCACCGAGGAGGAAAAGAATGAAGTTGTGAAGATCGTCCAGACAGCGCAACGGATCGCCAACGATCCCCGTCAGGGGCAGGACAAGGCGACCGAGTTCCTGTTCACCGAATCGGTGAAGCTCCTGGTTCAGCGTGCGAAGGAGGCAGGCAGAAAGGAAGCGTTGGCGGAAGTGAAGAAGAAGCAGGAGGCGCTGAAGCGGATCACGTCCGAAAACGCGCTCAAGGCTGCAGTCGCGAGGGTGGCGAGTACGCGAAAGAAGCTACCGCCCCGGACTCCTGGACAGGCCCCGCAGTCGCAGTCGATTCCTGCGAAGCCAACGCTGGAAGACTACCGGGCAGCCAAGGCAGCGGGTGATTATGAACGAGCCGATGCGATTCTGGCTGCTATGGCCAGACCATAACAGTCAGGGAGGGATAAGAGATGCCACTTACTTCAGCAGAAATTACATCGACCACGCATGCTGCGTTCCTGCCCGAAATCTGGGCTGATGACACGCAGGATGCTATTGAGTTCAAGGAGGTGTTGTCCAAGCTGGTGAACACCTCGTTCGAGGACGAGATGGCGATTGGCCGCGTGCTGCACATCCCGCACCGGTCAAACCTGGCCACTCAGACGAAGACCGAGGGCATCAGCAACACGATCGTGTTCAATGCGATCACGCAGACCAATCAGGACATTACGGTGTCCACGTACGAGTACGCTGCGTGTCTCCTGAACGCGGTCGTTCAGGCCCAGTCGAAGTACAACGACCGCGCCGCTCTGGCCGGGAAGATGGGGTACGCGCTGGTCAGGGGTATGGAAGTGTCTCTGGCCAACCTGTTCCAGAACTTCTCCCAGGTGGTAGGTACGTACGGCGGTGACACGGACAGTTCCGTGCTCCGCAGGGCCTGGCAGTACCTGGCCGACGCTGGTTTCTATGACGACGCTTCGTGGGTGTTCAGCCCTGGCGCTGCTCAGAGCATCTTCGGTCAGGACCACTTCATCTCGAAGGACTTCCAGTCCGGTGCCCGTTCAGCGATCGAAACGGCCAGGCTGCCAATGATTCTCGGCCACCCGGCGTTCGTCAGTAACCTCCTGCGGTCCCCGGCTGCCGGTCAGCACGACAACGCGCTGATTCACCGGTCGTCCGTGATCCTGGTCAGGCAGGTGAAGCCGACACCGAAGACGCAGTACAGGATCGAGTACAACGCCGATGCGATGTTGATGTTCGACCTGTACGCCGTCGCTGAGGCCGAGCAGCCCGCCGAGACTCCGCCTACGGACAGCGGTGGTCCGCAGAGTTCGGCTACTGAGACAATCGGTGACTACGGTGCCGTTCTGATCAGAGGCCAGTGAGAAAGGAGATAGGGCGGGCCGGGGCATACGCTCCGGTCCGCCTTTCGAACGATGGGTGATCCGCGAATCGTCATGAGATATATCGCTTCCAGCAAGGGTCCTGGCGGTCCTTTGATCGCTGTGCAGCAGGACCTGCCGAAGATGATCGTTGCGAGAGAAGCGGCGTTTCCCGTGGAATACGGAGTCCGCGGATCGGAACTACGCAAGAAACTGATCGAAGCTACTGAAAAATTCATTCACGCGATGGAGCTTCAAGGGCTCACGCTGATTCCTCTACCGGACGGGAATCCGAAGGTCGTGACGTACGAAGATGGGAGGCCATATGCCACCTATTCGATCACTCACGACCTGACCAAGCAGCAACCTGACGAGTTGCTCGATCTCCAGGGCAAGGGAGTACCGACACTGAAGCAGCCAATGTCCCTCGAAGATTCACGCGGATACGTTGATTATCGAATCGTAGGAGTATTCTGGGCACCCCAGGTCACGATCGAGATTCTCAAGAAGCGTGAACAGATCATCGAAGAAGAGCGCGCTGCCAGACATCCGCGCACCTGGGGGTTTGGTCGAACGACTCCGAATACGCCATCAGTACATGAATAGGAGGCACAGTCATGGCTAGAAAGAGACCAGAGATGGAAGAGTTCGAAGGCGGACTGGTACCGACCGCATTCGAATCGCTGGGGGCTGATATCGAAGCAACGGAAGAAGCTGCGGAAGCCATCGCCAGAAAGATGGGTGCCAATGATATCGACGCCGTCAAGGCGCTCATCAATCAGGCAATGGCCGCCAGGGATGCGGAAATTCAGGCGCTGCGCGCCGAACTCGAAACGGTGAGACAGGCGAGACCGGACGGTACTCTGTTCGATGAGCAAGCGAGCGTCGGCGGATACCCTTGGATGTACTGGAGAAAGCCCGAAGGCTGGGCTAACGGTGTCGAGAGTCACTGGATTACGGTCGGTCCCGGTGGAGCGACTCCCAAGGGAAACCGTGATGTCGGTGCATACACGACGTATCTCAGGAAAGGGTTTACGCCGATTACCAAATACGGATACGTAGAACCGCCGGTACAGCCGAATGCAGTGCATATGTTCCTGCCTATGCTACGCAAAGGCGGAGCGGTAGAGTTCCCGGCCTCGCAGGTCATCGCTTACCAGTGGCACATCCGGCCGCCTATTCCCGGCCTGAAGTTCCCGCAGTACGAGGCGATCAAGAGTAACGTGCTCAGCTTCGTGTGCGAAGCCTGTGGTCACCAACTGTTCTTCATGCCGGAACAGAAGGCTCAGGCCGGCGAGTCCTACCGTGCACATCTCATGTCCGGTCACGGATATCCGTTCAGAGAGGCTGCCGAGGCGGTCAGGGCTGCCGGACTGTCGCTGCGGCACTACCGGGCCTCCAAGCCGATTGAGACCGAGGCTGCCACGGTCGTGTAGGTACGTCCTGCGAACTGTTCATTCGCATATCCTGACATGCTATACTGCTGTAGCGTGGTGTACAGGATTACCTGTGAACGCAGAAAGGAGCGTGTATCATGCCTAACAGAGCGTCGATTCTTCGCGTCATCCCCAGCGGTGTCGCAGGCAAAGTAAAGGGAATCAAGGCCGGTCCTCACGGCCCTGGCTCTCCGCTGTTCGAAGCGGTAGCGCTCAACAGCATATCCGACTTCGAGCGATTCAGGGAAGATTTCCTGGTAGCTGATTCAGCAGATGTGGTCGGTGCGACCAAGGTTCTCAACTATGCTGAGAGTAATGTTAACGCCTTCATTACCAAGCTGACTCCTACGGCTACCAGGACCAGTGCGGTCAGGCTTAGTACGTCGGCTACCAACAACGTGAACGTCGAACTGGTAGCAACGTCGGCCATGCTTCTTGCTGAACAACACTGCTGGGTCGAAATCTGTTTCGCGCCCAGCCGTGTGACCGATCTGGAGATCACGGTCGGCCTTGTCAGTAGCGTTCTTGCCAGTGCTGGAGATATCCTAGCTGACATCGATGTTCCTTCCCTTGCTGGCGGTATTGCTGATGCTGCCGTGATCGGTCTGGACACGGCCGAAACGCTGCAGGTTGCCGCTCTGGTGACCCGTGACGGCGTGACGACGAGGAAAGTCAACCTTACGTCCAACGGTCTCGGCGCGGCTAACGAATTCGTCATCTGGAGAGTGGAACTGCGGAACGGCAAAGCGTACGCGTTCGTCAACGGCGGCAAGGTGGCCGAGTCGGTCGATAACGCCGTCAGGACCGGCCAGCTTCTCAGCCCGGTCTTCCTGTTCGGAACGCGCGCGGCCTCCGATCTTCAGATCGATGTCGATTACATCGAATTCGGTCAGGAGCGCGTCGCCAACACCATCGCGTAAGATCGTACGGGCGGGGGCCTCCCGGTAGGGAGCAACCCCCGCCCTTTCAGGGAGAATGTCATGGCAGAGATTGCGATTGCAGCCGAAACTTCTACGAAGATTCCAGGCTCTTCCGTTCGCACCGGTCATGCCAACGGTATCTTCATCCGGTTCGCTCCGGTCACTCTGAGCGCGAACATGGACGACACCTGCACGGTGCCACAACTGTTCATCGATAGCGTTCGTCACCTGATCTGGTTCATCAGAGGAGATCAGGTGAGTTTGAACACCAGAATGGACCTGTACGCGCAAACGACATTCGATGGTACGAACTGGTATGACGTTCGCAACGTTCGTTTCTCGGTCGGAGACCCTGAACTCCCATCGCCGGCAGTGACGATGGTGATGTTCGATCTCAACTCGTCTTCGACGATTGTCGGCAAACATGGCGGAGTCAACTATACGGACGGAGCGATCCCCGCGAATTCTTCCGTAACGCTACCGTTGGGCATTGGAGCACGGCTTCGTATCAAAACGACAGATGCGGCATCCGGTACATTGTATGTAGCCTGCTTTGCCAGACAGTAACTACTGGAGGTAAAGGATGCCGACAACGATCACCGGGAAGCAGATACGGCAGTCTCTGGTCAACCTCAGCTGGTGCTTCCTGGGAACATCCACTGATAATGGCTCTACCGACTTCCTCGTCGATACTGCACGGCTCAAGGGCGCGAATCTTCCCGGTTCCCTCTTCGATAATGGAATCGTTAGGATATCGTCCGGCCCTCTCGCCGGCAATAAGGTGTACGTCGATCGACTCGATCCACTCAACGGAAAACTGTACGTCACTCCCACGCTGTCTCAGGCGATACCGTCCGGCACCGAATACGAGGTATGGCTCAGGGGAATCGACCCCGATATCGCTGACCGAATCAGGGACGACGCGCTGGAGTCGATGTGCTCCACCTGGCGCATCAATCCTATCACGGTCATCCCGAACGGTGACCTGCAGGATGACGATGGCTGGACAGGTGTGAGTGGCGCAACAGTGTCGATCGCATTTCCTTCCATCAGTGATGCATTCTGGCGTCGAGAACTGGTCGTCAATCATCCTACCAGCGCAGCCTATGCCGAAAGCGATGATATCTTCGTCAACCCGAACGAGCGATTCATGTTACAGGTGCCGGTAAGAGCATATGTCAACGGTACGTACAATCCTGCGACAGCAACAATCGTCGTGCGTGACTACACGAATAACGTCAACGTTCCAATTGGAGGTCTGAAAACGCAGCAAACAGGACCTGGACTCGGATGGATCAGTCTGCTCTTCACGATTCCTTCCGGCTGCTATCGCATCAGGCTGCGATTACACACGAACAGCGACAATTCCAGCACGATCTGGGGTCCGTTTGCCTGTCACAGGAGGCAGAAGACCAGGCATATTCTACCTGCGCGCATCCGTTCGAGGAATCGTGTGGGCAATGTGTTCATCATGTCGAACATCAATCCGGCAACGTCCGAGCAGGCGAATTTCTACTACAAGTTCTCCACGATCGCCGTAGAACGTGTGCAGGTTGGATCGCAAGTAGAGCTAGGGTTCAGTCCGCCTCTATCGGAGTACGGCGTGTACTACTATGAGCGCGGATTCTACAAACGGTTGCAGACTGATTACTATACAGTGTCCGGACGTGTCGCCGGTGATGCTGCGGTCACCGATTGTCCTAAAGAATACATCGTGGCCACGCTCGCTGAGAGGCTCTCGAAGTACATGCTGGACATGACGAATAGCCCGCAGTGGCAGGACGACTGGGTGCGCAACTCTTCTGAACTCAATCACTGGGAGCGCGAATTCGGCGCTGAACCAAGGTACGTCATGGATCAGCAAACGCCGATTGGAGTCTTCACTCTGAGGATATAGAATGGCGAGAAGAGGTACCGGTCCGAACCAGCTTCAAATGCCTGATCTGGAAACGGTTACCGTTTCCCTTTTTTCATCACTGCACAAAGGCTTCGGAGACGCGTACGAGATACGCACGCCCCCATCTGGACAGATTCCTAATCGCATCAGCGCTCCATCACGATACAATCGGATTCATGGTTCGATAGATTGCCGATGGCCGGGAGAAATTCGTCCAGGAATGAAGCTAGAAGCCGTCGCTTCCGTGAATCACAACAGCCCGCCAATCTTCGCGATTCAGTGGACAGATACCAACGGAATCTATCCTGCGGTCTTCTATGTGGTTGACGACAAGATCATGAAGGTGATGTTTGGTCAGGTATCGCAGGCCGCCGCTCTGGGTAATTCGGCTACCGGTGCCATGTTCGACGACGATGGTTCCGGTGTTCCGTATTTATACGCATCATTCGGAGGAGACGCAGGAAGCCCAAAGATCAAGCGCATGAACGTAGCCGGTACCGTTACGACCTCCACAGATGTCGTTGCTGGTCTACTCCTGAGCCTGAACGGAAAAGCGTATCGTACGATCAAGCCTGCAGGAGGAACCGCTACCTGCCAGGTATCCGTCTGTCCGTACGGTAGAGACCGATTCGTAGCTGCGAATTGGAGCGCTGGTACTACCGTGGGCTTCGCCGGTACCGATATCAATGTGCTCACGGCAGTGAGGAATGCCGTAGTCGCTATCAAGCCAGAGGGAATCTTTGCCTATAACCAGACGATCGACCAGTGGGTGAACTACACTCCGGCATGGAGAAGCTTCTTCCATCTCAGGAATGGTATCGGCGCATTCTTCCTGGGAGATGTGCTGGTCGTCCCTATGGGAGATGGCGGTGCGGTGCTGTTCGATGGAAGCACGGTGCGTCCGTTCGATCCAGGCAGTTTGATGGCCAGCCCTAATCGGCACACGACATCTTCGAACTTCACTACAATCGGCGCGATGAGGCACTGGATCATCGGATCAACGCAGGGACCGTCAGGAGTGACGATCACTCCGAAGATGCTATCTTCTCCGGACCTGAAATTCCTCTATACGACGGATGGCGTCTCGTTCACCGATGCGAGCAGTGCGGTCAATGATTTCAATCTGACGACCGGAACTACGCTTCCATCCAATGCCGGGCTGAAAATCTATCTAGGTTGGAAATACCCATTCCTGGCATTCCACTTCGCTACCAGTAGCAACAATACGAATGCCGTGTCGATGACGATCAAGATAGGCACCTCCAGCGGATTCGTAACGGTAGGAGCGAAGAACGTCGGGTTCCGTGACTTCACGGAACTGAACAATGCGACACTGGGCCAGACCGCTAATGTCACTCTCATGACCGATCCCCTGGCACTAGGATGGACGAAGACTACGGTCAACGGCATTTCCGCCTACTGGATGGAACTCTCATTCTCAGGTGCATTGTCAGCGAACACGACATGGCTCACCTGCGCCATCCTTCCGTATGAATCATCGATCGATCCTACGAACTTTCCACTCGATGGTCTGGACAAGGCCGGAGTATACCCGCATCTTCTCTACGGACGGGCAATCGATAACGAGCCTGTCTGGCACGATATGGTATCGTTTCCTGAACCGGACGAGGTTGGAGCGATTGTCTTCTCCGATACCGGCGGGAGTAATATCAATCGTACGCGAAACCTCTTCATCACCGGAAGATTCAAGGTATGGCGTCTATCCACTCCTGCCGACGATCGTCCTGGAACAGAACCAAACCCGTGGCTGCACAGTCATGGATTGGTAGAGAGTACTGCTTTTGAGCCTGTACCAGGAAGAACGGTACGATTGAAAGAGGTGAGAATCAACGGATACGGCAGTACCAGAGACATCAGGATGTACTTCTACTACCAGTTCAACGAGCGTGAGTGGAGCCGCTTTGGTTCCGCGATCACCAGATTCCCAGAAACGCTACAGGAAGGCGCGCCCGGATACATGACGGTCGGCAACCGATTCCGCTGGGCGATCGGATTCAAGCGCGATAATCCTAACGAGCAGAGCCCAGGAACGCCGGTAATCACCTCGATCGAAGCCGACTTCGAAGTACTGCCGGAGAAATCCGGTGAACGGCCGAGGATGTAATCATGGCTGAATTCAAACCGTACGAACAGCTGCTGGAAGAAGTCGAGGCACTAAAAGCTCAACTGAACGAGCTTAATACGCGCATGTGGCGCGTTCAGGGTCATAGCGGGCTCATGGAGCAGCAGGGTACATCGGTATGGAAGCTGATTGGTTCCGATCCGTCCAAGAGAGAGGATACGTCGTTCATTGGTCAGGGAGCGCTTCTGTTCGGTTCAGGGATCAATGTGACCAATCTGTCGGGTACCGGCACCGGGTTCATTAAGATCGATGGTGGAGGAGGAAAGCTAGAATACGACGCAATCGTCGATCCTAAGGGAAGACTCGGTACAGGATTCACTACGCTAACTGCAGCAATCGATGCAGGAGCGGCAGTAGTCAGTAGTAGTAACCAAAAAACTTGGGTCATACTATTAGCAGATGATATCGAAGAAGAAGTTATTCCTACTGTCAGCCCTGGACCTAATGCAACCTTGGTAATCGTCGGCGTTCGTATGGGTGTAGACGGTCATTTCATGTCTCATACAGCTGTAGGTCAATGGGTAATACAACGAGTAAAGTGGAAGGCCCCAGAAGGCAAAAAATGTTACATAGGCGCCTCATGGAGTCTGGTGCTGTCTAATATTCATCTAACGAACAGGCCTAATTTAGTCGCTTCAGAGCTCATTGATACTTCGGCAGGCGGTACTAAACTATACATAAAAAGCTGTCTGCTAGAGCAGTCTAATAACGGTCTATCCCCACTAAAAACTAGCTCCATGGGCGGTAGCACGTTCATTGATTCTTATTTTAAGGGGGGTAGTGAGTTAATCCTAAGAGGGTCATCCAATGATCTAAGAATTGTGATCAACAGGAACTATTTCTCGATACCAATACGTGCACCAGTTGGTTCCGTTGACACTGCACTGATAGACAACAACATAATCAATGTTGCATCAGATGGACCAGCGATTCTGGCACTTTCCGCAAGCAGATTCTACATACGCAACAACCTAATAATTCAGACTTCTAGCTCGGCTAATGCCGGAGGAGTATATGTAGGAAACAGCGGGTTTTCGCAACAGGAATTCATCGTTGCCAACAACTACATTGTTGGAGCTAATGTCGGATCCGGCATCTATACTGATTGGCACAAGACTGGAAATCCGGATACTGCAGCCGATATAGCAGGTCTAGTAGCGACTGGTAACATCATCAGGAATTTCAGTACAGGAGTTCATTTGCGAGCAAGAGCCGGGACCTTTACGTTGAATGTTGTCACCAGTAATCAGATTGTAAATTCATCGGCACAGTCTGTATTGGTGGAGGCCGCTGGACAGTCTACTACCAGTGCTCATATTCGCGCTATTGTTGCAAACAATCAATTTATCAACTCTCCTATAGGCATAAAGTTTATCAACAGTGGTATTGGAAGCACGATAAATGGAGTTTTTGATCCTAACCACTCGGTTCGGATCACGACCAAAGTGGATGGATCGAGTCAGATAACTTCAGACGAAAGTATCTTCATCAAACGAGACGGTACTACTCCTCTCAGCGGTAACTGGACCGTCGGCAACTTTGATATCGGATACTTCGACTTCATCGCTAAGCCTTCATCTTTGTACGTAAAGGACACGGCATTCAAACTGGATACGGGATCGGTGGTGACCACGGTGGGGAAGACGGCTGTTGGCGGCAGCACGTATACCTTCCCGGCAAATAACTCGTCGGCGGCCAAGGTAGTGCTCACATCGACGGCGAAGGTTACTGCAATTAGCGCCTACACCTGGGCTAATGTTGCCGGTAGAGGAGTGTACTTCGGCATCTATGACAACAATGCAGGTACTCCTAACAATCTGCTCGCCAGCACCTCAGGAACACTGCCCACAGCTGCCAGCTGGTTGACGCTCAATCTGCCTAATCCTATTATCCTTTCGCCAGGAACATACTGGATCGCCGTATTACCAAATGTGGGCGCAGGAGTAACCGTAAGTTGGGCCTATGATGCAGGAGCCGCCGGAAGCAGCTGGATCAACAATCCGGATACGTACAGCGACGGACTGGAGAATCCCTGGAGCGGCGGCTCATCCAGTACCAACGACTTCTCCGCTTACCTATCCGTAGAGACCGTTACAGCCTCCAACATTACGTTCGACATCAACGACTACCTGTCGTACAATCGTCAGAACGACACCGCTTCGCTCAAGATCGCGAATACGGACAAGTTCATCTGGAAGCCTAGCGGATATACCAATACGGCGAAGGCGATCCTCCAGCCTGTCACTCAGACTATCTCAGCTGCCGGCGATACGGTGGTATCCACTGCTGAATTGGTCAAGGTTACTCCCAACGCCAACATCACCCTGACCAGCACCCCATCGATTAGTGACGGAGAAGCGGATGGACAACGCCTCTATATCCTCAACGACAGCGCCGTGAACACGCTGACGCTGCAGGACGAGTCAGTACTACCAGGAAGCAACGTGAGAGGGAAAGGAGGAGCGAACGTCGTGATCGGACCGAAAGAGGTAGTGGAATTCGTCTGGAACGCTACCTACACCGAATGGACCGTGATATAGAATGGATTGGAATACGGATAAGGAGATAGATCAGATGACCGGTACCCTCGCTCGAATCTTCTGGACTTCCGTTCTCGGTTTCGCTTCGATCGTCGAGTTCTCGCATTTCAGGTACTTCCTGATGCGCAACGACTTTCGTTCTATTCCTGTGCTGTTCGCTGCCATCGCCTGCGGATTCATGGCCGCAGAAGCGCTCGAAGGCAAATGGCCTGAATGGGGTTCCTGATGCGAATCACGAACCATGAGATTTACGAGAAACTCCTGGAACTCAAGCATGATGTCGTTGACCTCAAGGATCATGTCAACCACCGTATGTCCCTGATGGAGGCCAACCTGTTGGAGTTGAGGACCGCCTTAGGGAACAAGGCGGACAGGTCGGAGCTACTCACGAGCGTCATGTTCAGGATGCTGAAGCAGCCGCTTGCTCGCGCGATTCTGGCCGCTACACTGGCCCTCGTATCCCTGATCGCGAGTTCACCGCGCTGGCTACCCCTGATCAAGGGCCTACTGATCAATTATTCGTCTCAACACCCCTTTATTTGACCAACCCAGATTCGACTTTTAATCAATCAATTCGTCCATAGACAGTCCTCTGTCATCCCCCTATAGATAATAATATATAAGAGAGTCCGGCCTACTCCGGAAGCTCCTCTACCGGGTTGAAGAAGCCGACCTCTCTAAGTCTCTGTAGCTGGGTATCGGTGAAGTTGTAGTAACTCGAATACCTCCTGCCAAATCGTTTCTCTTCCTCCTTTATCTCTTCTGGAGTGAGGTCGGACAGCCAGTAGCCAGAAACGCTCGTAGAAGACCTCCTGGGCTTCATGACACCTCCTTCTAGCTGAAGCAGGTATCTCCAGTCGTCTGCGAGCACAGCAGCGATCAGACAACGCTTCTGCTGGCCGTGAGGGTCATATCTGCCGGGGCATGGTCCTCTATACAGTGGGCAGTCGTCCAGATGCTTCTTGTAGCGCCTGGCAGCCTCCTCAGCTGTTCTGGAGAGCGTCCTGTTGATCTTCGGCCTGTTCTTCTCATCGATCATCATCAGACCGTTACCGAAAAGCGTCTGGTATTCGCGTCTTGAGTAATATCTCCTCCTGCATCGAGCGGAGCAGAAGAGCTTGGGTCTACCCTTCTCGTTAGGCATGACGATGTTCGAGCATCGGTCGTTCTTGCAAATCTGCATCATGGTTCTGCCTCCTCTAGTGCTAAGGGTAGGACTGAGGGATTGATAGGTCTATACCAAGGTCTAGACTAAGGTCTATACCAAGGTCTATACCAAGGTCTAGACTGTGGTCTATACCTAATGCTAGACTTATCGCTAGACCTCGGTCTGGACCAGAGTATACTGATATCCATACCTACGCACTATACTTACTCCTATACTTTGCACGATGCTTTGTACGATACTTTGCACGATACTGCGGCCGCCGCCTGGCCGTCGATCGACCGTCTAGCGGCCTAATGACATTATATACGATATACACCATCCGCCGAAACCTGTTCATCTCTCTGCCCTATACGTGCTCCGGGGCGGCTGCGCCGCAGTGCTGAGAAACCTATCTGGTCGAATTGATTGATCGAAAGTCGGCGGTAATTTCAGGCTCCGCACGCACCGCAACCGCCATTTCCTATACCTGCGCTGATGCCTGCATTTGTTCGTATGTGAGCGATATGAGGGAGGTATGGTTTTGTAAAAAATTTCGCGGGGGTATATGACCGTCACCGTCACTCCGGCGCTCGTGGGCGCTGGCCCCCGGCCCCGCTCGCTTGGGCACTTCTGGGGGTATGTAGCGTTGTTACTTCGAACACGAGCGATTCGGGGATTCGGAGGGGATAGGGCACTTTGGGAGGGCGTCGGGGCATAAGGCGAAGGGCGGCGGCAATGCGGCGGTAATGCACGGGCGCGTAATCGGCGAACGGCCAACGGTGAACCGATGACGTGACGGGCGCGCGGGCGGCGCCCACGCCCACGCCCACGCCGAACCGCCGAACCGCCGACGAACCGCTGACGCACTACCCGGCGCCCGCCGGGCCGCGCATAGAGGGAACGCGCCGGGCCGAATAGGGATAAAGCCGGGGGCCGAACCGACAACGCGCGCGTGGGCATGCACCGTGAACCGGGCGGTGCATCGCGGCCGAACCGGCGTAGCGGCGCATCGGGCGCGTATCGGGCAACCGGCGAATCGGCGGATGCATCCAGTGCGGCGTCGCATCGGCGACGAACCGGGGGCCGCGCCGTTGATGATGAACCGCCAACGTACCCGCGACGAAACCGATGCGAACCGCTGACGCCGGGCGAACCGTTAACGCACTACATCGGCGGCACGATACGGCATAGCGAACCGGCCGCATATCAGCGTGACGGCGAATCGACGGGCCCGGCGGCGAATCAGTAGCGCGCGCATGCATTGGCGGCGCATCGGCGGGGCGGCGCACGCATCGGCGAATTTGGCATCGATAGGGCGCGATGGGGGGCTTTGGGTTCGAAGATAACCCGCGCATGAACCCAAAGTGACGAAATGGTGACGAATCGATGACGAAATCGGGGCAATGCATCGGGGCAACAACGGCGGCGCAACGGCGGCGCAACGGAGACGCATCGGCGACGCATCGGACGGCCGTATCGGGGCTAAAGCGGGGGCCAACGTAGCGGCAAAGCGGGGGCTAAAGCGGGCCTAAAAGCGGGGCCAAAGCGGGGCCGAATCGTGCGCCGGTACCGGGCCGAAACGGGGCCTAGAGGGGGACGCCGACGCGGTCAGAAATGCACGCCCGGCGCGCGCGGGCAACGGGCGAATACCGGGCCCGGCGTCCGAGAAGACCGCCGCCGTATGCACGGGGCCGCCGAATCATGGACCGCGCCGGGGGCCAAATACTTGCCCTACTGCACCCGGCATGCTAGAGTAGGCACGGACAACATAGGGGGTGAATGCAATGGCGAACGCGAACGTGAATCGCGAATTGGCCGATATCGCGGCCGGGTTGCACCGTTGGGTGGAATTCGCAACGTCCGAGGGCGCGCTAGAGGCGCAGTTTGACGGCAACGGGCCCGAACCGTTGCTAGCCGCGCTACTGCGGCTGATTGAGCGGCTGGATGCCGTAGTAGCGGCGCGCCCGGCGCGTCGGACCGGTGACCGCCACGCGTAGAAAATTGTAAAGATTCGGTGAATGAGCCCGTCGGGGCCCTTGACTTCCCCCGGCGGCTATGCGACGATAGGGTCACCATGGCGACGGTGAACGATATTCTCAACGCGGCTGATGACATTCAAAAGCGCCTACTGACCGGAGCGGCGCAGATTGAGCTTGTCGCGCGTAACCCCGCCGACTTCGGCATTCCGGCGAAGGCCGCGACGGTATGGGATAAAACAAAGCGCCTTTGGACGGTATACATCAGCCCTGAATTTGAGGACCCGGAAGTGATCCGGGCGGTGCTTTGGCATGAGCTAGGGCACGTGCTACTCGGACACTTTCAGGTAGACGCCGACGAAGCGGCGCATCATGGCCGCGAGTGCATGCTCATCGCAACGGATGTACACGTGAACGCCGCCATTGGGCGCGAACGGTTTGAGGCGCTCAAGCGGGCCGTGCACCGGCCGGTTGACCCCGTGGAATATCTAGAGGCCTTGAAACTTGACACGCCGCACTATGTCGCGGTGCACCGGGCCATGCATGAGCAAACGGGCGGCAGTGGTGCATCGGGCAACGGTGAACCGGGCAATGACGGCGGGCTATTGCCCGATGGCCTCTGTGGGGGCATCGAACCGACGGATGACCCGATGGCAAGCATCGCGGCTAGCATCGCGGCGTCGCAGTACGCCGACGCGGCGGGCAAACAGGCGGCCGCCGGATTCGGACACGGACTGACCGCCGGAGCCGCGACGATTGACATACCCGAATCTCGGACGCCTGCGTGGGTCAAACTGACCCGGCGCTGGCTGACGGCGTACCGGCGGTTCACGCTTGAAACGGCCGATGCTATCAACCGGCCCGCGCGCGTACCGCGTCGGTACGGCGTGATTCTGCCAACGCGGCGGTTGACGTGGGCCCCGATGCGGCGGCATTTGGTGATGGTGCTTGACACGTCAGGATCGATGCAGGCCGAAGACCTAGCGCAGGCTATCGCGGCCGTAAAGGCCATTGCATCGCGCGCGACGCCGGTTCGGCTTATCGCGGGCGATACCGAAGTCACGCTTGACGTTGAGATTACGGCGGCACACGCAGTGCCCCGAACACTTACGGGTAGCGGCGGCACTGACATAAAGCCGCTGATTGACCGGGCGATGCAATACCGCCCGGACGGTCTGGTACTTATCACGGACGGCTACCTTGACTGGCCCGATGATCCGGGCGTTCCGGTGCTTTGGATTCGGACCGGGGCCGGGAATACGCCGCCGTGGAAGTCGGTAACAATCGTTGACGCAGGGGGTAACTAACATGACGCGACGCGACGCCATTAAACAGGCCGTGATGCACGCAATGACTCACGCCCGAACGCGTGCCCCGCTGTTGTGGGGGCCGACGGGCGCAGGGAAGACGTACCTAGCAACGGAAATTGCGCGGGAATTGGACGCCGATATCCTCTACCTGTATCTGGCAACGCAGAATCCACACGAAATCTGCGGCTTCCCTATCGAAGTAGACGGGCAGATTCGTTGGGCGTTGCCCGAATGGGCACGTACGGTGCTTGACAACGCCGCGAAGGGCAAGCGCACGGTGCTGTTCCTTGACGAAGTGGGGCAAGCGGCGAACGCCGGGGGTTCGGTAGTGTCCACGTTGTACGGGCTGATTCGGGGTAATAAGCTACTCAACGTGGAAATGCCCGCGCGGGGCAGTGAGTGGTACATCATCGGGGCGACGAATCCGTTCGATATGGACGGCGGCCTCCGAACCCGCGTGCTCACATTTCACGTTGTGCCCGAACGCGAAGACCTGATCGAAGTGGCCGGTGACCACGCCATGGCGCGCCTACTGGCTACCACGGCCCCGGTCGAACCAACGGAAACGTGGGCGAGTCGCGAATGGTCACCCGAACCGCCGCCTGATGCGGAATGGGTGACGGCCGCCGAAATCGCGGCCGCGCGCGAACTCATCAACCCGGCGTTCTACGGATTGAGCGCTGACGCCCAACGGCTGATTCTGCGGTCATTCTTGCCGGCGGCCGCCGTGGATACCATGATGCAACGCATCGATCCCAGTTGGGCGCTGGCTGACCCGAACTTTGTGTTTCAGGTGTACGAACAGGTGGGCCACAATGACCTTGAAATGGTGGGCTACTTCGAAGGCCTACTACAGGCGCTGACTACGGCCGACGATACGGCCCGGCTTCGCGGACTGTTGGCCATTACGCGGTTTCAGGCGTACTACCCGACGTTCCGCCGGGCGTGGTACGAAGCGCCGCTGACCGCAGGCCTTGAGTCATTCTTTAGGTCATGCGATAGCGTTGCCGAACGGTTCGCGGGCATTCTTGAGCGCCACGGCATCTACTATGAGGAGAACGGCGAACTCAAGGGCGAACTGATCGATGCGTCCATCGCCCTTAGCAAAGGCGAAACGCCGACGGTCAAGGTCTATGACGTGGACCCGGTCACCGACGAACCCGTCAAGGATGCGGTGGCTGTTCCCGTGCCGGGCAAGTACACGACCGGGCGCGCTGGCAAGCGGTCCGGGTCACGGCGGACAAAGTAAAGGGGCTGGGGTAATGTACCGAGACGTAGAGGTTAAGCGTAATCCGGGGGTATGGTCTACAGTCCCACCGGTTGACGAATTCAACCTGTACCGGGTGAACGGCTCCGAACGGGTGTACATTAGCCGGGTGTATTGGTCGAACTGGGTACAGTACCGGCGATGGGTTGAATCACCGAACGTGCTCATGATAGGCCTCCGGCCCCGGTCAACGGTCAGCATTCGCACCCGATACGCCGGGAACACGGGCAGGGACGTTTGGATGCGGATAAAATGAACGAACCACGAATCTTTGGCGGCACCATCAGCTATTCGTTCGGATCGAAGATCGTCGGCTATTCGCACGGCTGGGCGATGACTAAGGCGGGCAACGGCCGGTACTGGCTGTACTTCCACCGGGCCGTACGCGGGAACACTACGGAATTCAGGGTATACACGAACGGTACGGTGGATTTCGTCATAGGTATGGCAGGCCGTCAAATAGCCGTCAGGCTAAAGTGACCGGAGTCGCATCGATGAACGGAAACGCCGGACTGAATATCGTCATCCACGAGTGGGTGTTGGCGTATGCCCCGGACGTGAACGGAATGTTTTGGTGGGTGTACACATGTTTCAGCGGGGCACCGGGGGAAGGCGGCATTGAAATCGGCAAGGATGGCGTGTATGCCGCGGCGTTGACCAAACAATCACGGGTACTGCGGCTACTACGCCTAAAGCTAAAGTAAGCGGGGTGACCGATGAACCCGGAAATGGGTATACGAATTACGGTTGAGGGCTGGATTCGGGCGTACTTGCCGGATAGGGGGCAGTCTTACTGGGTCTATTGCCGTTTCTGGCAAACGAACGGGTCTAGCCAGCTCAAGGTCAACGCCGACGGTAGCGTGTACGCTACGGCGGTCAAGCGGCCGCGCGGTCACGCGTTAGAACTCAAGCTGAAATGACCGGGGCCGGGTGCATCGGGAAGTGCGCGGCATACAGTTTCGGAGTAACAGGGGGTGCATCAAGATAAAGTGACCGGGGGTTAATGCGATGGTCAACCGGTTTACATTTCGGCCTAGCGATGAACGGGCGATATGGATACTCAAGGGAACGTTGTTCGATATGTGGGTCTACTGGATAAGCAACGGTTCCGAACCCCGGCCTAACATTCATCAGGAACCGTACGGCGTAGAGTTTCGGAGTAACAGGGGATGCCTAAGACTCAAGTAGCCGGGCAGCCGAATCGGCGCGACGCCGGGCATCGAACACCCTGTAACCGATAATTCACTGTCCGGCAGTTGCGCGAACGCTTTGGGGGTGCTAGCATCGGTTAGGGTATCCGGGGGTGAACAATGAACCGGGCGAGGAATAAGGCGACGGACTATCCGCGAATCGCGGTAGATATTGACCGGCATAGCCGAATCTGCCGGGCGTCATACATCATGTGGATGAACCGCGATTACGCCCTCTGGCTGTACTGGCTACACGGCCGCCGGGAACACGTGATAAGCCCTTTGAGGGAAAGCGATTCGGTGATGCTATCGGCCCCGTATCGGGCCATGCGCATAAAGTAAAACCGGTGGGGGTGAATCGATGCAGTTAATCAATGATGCGCGGACTGAAAACAGTCTAGACAAAGGGGGTTCAAGGAATATGCTGTTTAGGGTGCAAGTCGGACGGGCAGAATCTGCGCGACCGGACCTTGACCTATTGGTCAAGGCGGATAACTACCGTTTGGCTAGCCGATGGGCAAAGGCCATGCGCGACATAGAATTCGCCCGGTTCATTGATAAGGTGGAAAGCGCAGTGCGTTGTAGCGCGTGTAACACCGACGGGGCTTATGATGAGGAATGGGGCGATATTATTTGCCCTGAATGCAATACTAGCCTCATCGCCCCGTGGGGCGTGTTCACATTCCATGTTGTAGCGGTCAAACCTGTAGAACTTAGCGAAGGCGATGTTATCGAATGCGAACGTAACGCGGATAAAGCCCTTCGCTCAGTACTAGGTAACGCCTCTAAGCCTAGCAATTCGGCGGGGGTGAATTGATGCAGTCAGCGAATGTGCCACTGTTCGATATCCTAGGACCGTTAAGCCACGACGGGTACCCGCGAATCGAATCACATATTGGACGGTGTAATGGAACCTGTTGGGTCACATACGTTATGTGTCTAAACCGCAATGACGCCTTCTGGCTGTACTGGCTAACCGGTGAACGTCGGCAATATCGAACCTATCCGCCGAAGAAATCGAACGCCGTGATGTTGCTACTGGATACAACGGGCCTGCGGGTCAAGTGAGGAACAACCGATGCGACACGAAACATTCATTCGGTGGGTTATCTGGATGGTAGTCATGGTGGTATTGGGCGGCGCGGTGATGACGGGCGATATGCGTATCATCGCCGCTGTTTCGGTCGTGTGGACGGCGGTGTACTTGACAGCGTGCGCGGTCAATGCAACAATGGCGCGGGATGAACGCGATGAATCAGACTAATCGGGCGGCGGCAATGCATCAGGCGATAGTGGCATACCCGAATGATTATTATCTGCAAGTGGACGGCGGCGCGTTGTTCACCGTCTACACGTCAAGCGTCAGACCACACAATCCGCCGTGGATTACATGGCCTAGAGGCTACGTATGGATGCACCTATTCCGTGACGCGAACGGCATTAGCCGGGCATCATTGCGCATCAAGTGACCGGGCGGGGGCTTACGCGATGAGTCAGCAATCTATCAGCATTGAACCGAAGGGCGACGTATGCTATTTTGACGTTGACGGGTCAACATTGGTGGTGTACTTGTTGATCCACCCGGCGGTGTATGCGGCTCCAGATTTTGGACCGTCAGTAGAGTTAAACGATAACATCGGTTATGTATGGATCAACCTGCACCGTACCGGGAATGATGATAGGCAGGCATCATTGCGCATCAAGTGAGGGTACCATGCAAAGCGAAGTCAGACCTGATATCTACAGTGACCGCGGCGACTATCTGATGACGTACGGGTGGAAGACTACCACAATCTACGGCCATTCGTTCGCGGTGAACCGGCCGCGTGTAAGGCAAGGTTTATCGGAGTCCGCGGTATTGGTCTATTCCCCGATGCGAAACAACGCGTTCGTGGGGGCTATCTATGTTCGCGTCAAGTAAGGGCGACACGAACACGGCGGCGCTGACCCCGGAAATGCGTGTTAAGTGCATCGGGCCGCGCATCTACTACCTAGAGTGTAAGTCCGGCGTATGTTATGACTTTTATATCTTGGCCGCGAATCATGAACAACAGGAAACGGCCCGCGTGTCGGTGCACGGTACAACAAGGTGCGCTATCGCGGTGCTGATTACGATACCTTCCGGGAAATTCGTCCGTTCGATAGTGCTGAAATGATTAGCGTTGGATTCACCGATAACCGGGATATCTACTATCTGGTAACAGATACGGAAATGCTAGGCGTGCTGTACATGCTGTATGAAATACCGGTATCGCCGAAATTCCGATATCCGACGGTACGGCGGCCGATTATCATGTATGACTGCGGCCGTTGCCTATTGAGGCTGAAATGAGAACATTCATCGCTTCGAACGATAGGCGCGACGTGTACTATATCCGGGATATGGGCGATGATTTGTTGAACGTGGTGTACTGGCTACGTCATTATTCCGTAGACCCGGAAGTAAGCATTACGCATCAGGATATCATGCTGTACTACGGCCGATTAGCCCTACGCCTCAAGTGAGGGGCCGGTTCATGAGCGGTTCAAGCTGGAACAATCCTATCTGGGTTAACGTACGGGGCGACGTGTTCGTGGTGCTCAACCATGACGGCTACTATTCGTCACTGGCATATTGGCGTTCCGATACCGGGCCGCCGGGCCGAATCGTCAATGATGCCGGGCGTATCCTATTCACCAACAGGAAACTTTGTATGATGCGGTTGAAATAGGGGCCGTACAATGCAGGCCATACTCCCGCTTTGGACGAACAACATCAATTGGCGCAGTGGCAAGTGGGAACCTATCTGCGAGTGGGGGATACGGACTTCCAACGGGCGCATCCTTTGGATGTATTGGTACACCGACGCGACAGTACGCCCGGCGGTGGTAATGACCCTATCCCGCAACGTAGACGTACGCCTTGTGCACTGCGGGATACGCATCAAGTAGTAGGGGGTGATGAAACCGTGACGTGGTACTGTAGGCGTTGCGGGTATGAGCGCGAACCCGTGCTAGAGGCTGGAAAACCGAAGGTTCGAATGTTGCGAACAGGATACGTCGCCGTGTTCCTAACATGCGGTCATACGGCGGCCGTATCACGTGACCGTAAACGATAGGTTGTAGGTCTAGGCGTAGGCGTACATGCGATAGGCGTGGACCGGGCGAATGGCGAAGGATGAACATTGGCCGTTAAATACCGAGTGGTGCCTATGCGGTCATCGATTCGTGGACCGCAACGAAGCGTTAAGTCATATCCGGGCGTACTTCCCGCGATGGTACAGGGCCCGCATTCCTCGCCGGTGGTCACGCAAGCGCATCACCTACTTTCTCGGTTACGGTCACGTTGTGACCCTACGCAAGCATCCGCTGTTCGAACGCGTACGGGTCAAGTGTTCTTGCGGGTGGATGCCTTCGGGCAGGCGTACCGATGATGATCTACGCAAGCAACTAATCGATCATGTGAGGGGCGCGATAACGGACATTATCGACGGACTGACTACATGCCGACTATCGTTTACGAACCTATCCGGCGGCGCAAGAGACTGATAGCCCATAGGTGGAGGTGCAAAGCATGCCAGGCAATCGTGCATCACGAACCGGTGCTAGACGTTTCGGATTATCAGCGTCACACCGAACGCCGGGAACGCGTGGACCGGGCAATCCGGGCGCATCAGTGCCCCAAGAATTGAGGGACGCGGGCATCTATCGGCCGTGGCAGGTTCGCTGGATGCCAAAGATTGACATGGCCGGTGAACTCAAGGCCGCGTTGTCACTATTCCGGCGCACTCGCAGTATCCGCTACGGCGGCCGGTGGTATTGCACCGCATGCCGCCGGGCGCTGATACCCTGCGAGATATCGGGCGGCCTACGTTGTACGTGCATCACCGAATCGGGTATCGTCAGACACTGGCAGGATAGGGGCAACGGACCCCCGGCACCGTATCCGACGTTCGTTGAACGAATCTGGGAAGATAAGCTAGATGCGCTCAACCGTCGTTAACCGCGTTGACCGGGGCATCGGTGCAGCATCGATGAAGCATCGGCGCATCAGCGTATCGGGGCAACGGGTCACCCGATGACCGGGCGACCGGGTCTATAACCTAGAGAGAGGGACGGCGAACATGCACGACATCAGCATCGGACCGGCGTATCAAGTGAACGGTGACGAACCGATGACGAGACGGTTGCAGAATGGTGACAGTCCGGTGAAGGACAGGCGGCCGGGCGGGGCGGG